TTTTGGAGATAACAAACGTTTATCTCCAAAATGATGATAAATTAAGGACTTTTAAAATTACTCACCAAAAAATTGTTTAGTCATCTGCTCTCTCTTATATCTTATTTTTTCTTCTACACCTTCTTTTTTATTATTTTCTTTATAACGCTTTTTTAATACAGAAGCCTTATCTTCATTACTTTTTGAATTAAAAGACATAAAAGATACATTTATATCACCGTCATTTTCAGGAAGTTCTTCTCTATATCCCATTTGTTGTCCACAACACTTACAATAAGGTATATTTATAGGAACAGTACCTTTTTCTGTATATTTAAACATAGGATTGATTTCAAGAATCTCTTTTCCAAATTCTTTACACTCTTCGTTTTCACATTTCCAATATAACATAATATTTAAATTTTAATAGGTGTTCTTTCTATCAAAAATTAACCATATATAATTATCGTGTCCAAATTTAAAATCTTTCTTTGAACGTCCTTGAATTCTCTCTTCAAATGAGATAGGGTTTAGTTGTGACATTTGAAATGCCATGTGTTCAATAAGATCAGTTACATCTTGTGCTCCTCTAACTTCATTAAAGTACACATCACGAGTTTTTGGAGCAAAACTTTCAACAAGATAAACTTTTGTCTTACCTAAAAATTCAATAGCAAGAAATTGTCTTTTAGTTGCAGCAACTACAGTCCACAAATCATTTATATCTATCATAACTTTATTATTTAAAAATTCATTCTACGTCCATATTCAGCCATAAGTAAACTGTCAGAAAAGTTATCGTCTTCATTCTTACATTTACTTGTTCTTCTAAGATCTACAGTAGGAAAAATTCTATGAGAAGCTAAGAAGCTCATTTTCTTTGTATCGATAACTTGAGTTTTACCTGTTGTAGAAGGTTTTGTTATCACATTAACTCCTCTAAACATTTCCTTTTGCCAAATCTTGGGATTTACTTTTGTATAAGGTAAACCGATTGTAGCAATAACACCTTCGATTAATCCTGCTATAAATCCAAAGTTAAACGTTCCTTTTGCTGAACTACCGAAAATTGCATGTATATTCTCAATTATAACATGACAATTATCTTCGTACTTAGAAAGATTTAATAATGTATTACTTATTTCGACTGTATCTACATTTTTCGCATTTTTCAATAAAAAAAATGATTCTATGAATTTTCCAGTTTCATCTACAATCGAGATACAACCTTTGACACCAGGGTCTATACCTATATAATATTTCATACTTCCAATCTACTTACTCCATTTTCTTTAATAATACGAATCTGACTAATCTCTTCATTTAGTTTCGGTACATGAGTAACAATAAGAATAGGTTGTTCTAAGAAACTTATTGAAGTTGTTATATTCTCAATACCAAGTGAATCTACACTTTCCAATATTTCATCTATAAGTAAAAATTGTATACCACCATATTTCTTAGTAGTATTAATCATTGATTGAAGTGCAAGTATAAGAGCTATTTCACAACGTGCTTTTTCACCTTCAGAATAAAATGTAAATAGTTCCATTTCGTCTCTAAAAATATAAGGTGTAATCTCTTCTTTAAGTTTACCATTTGCACCTTTCTTAAATCCTTCAATCATTAATCTCAAATCACTACCCATTTTCTTTAAAATATCGTTAGCAGAAAATTGAATATTCTTCAATTGCTCCATTGCAAGATACATTTTGAAATCTTTGAAACGTTGAATCCATTGATTTATATTGAAAGTATCGTTCGCCTTATCCTCTATCTTCAAATTAATTTTAGAAATTGATTTATTTATACTTTCAATTTGCTTTTCAATATTAGATGTATCTTTTTCTTTTAATGGTTCTTTTAAGATTTCTTGAATAAGTTTTTCTTTACGTTTTATTGTCTCATCAGCTAACTCGACTTCCAATTTGCCTGATTTTAAATCTTTATTCAATTTTAAAATCTGTGTATCAATAGCATCAATCGATTGAATTACAGTATTCAACTTATTTTTAATTGACCGTTGTGATTGTAATATAGAACTCTCTTCATTTTCAGTTTCTTTTCTTAGAGAGTTATATTCCTTTATAACTTCATCTAAATCTATTATAATTTGGTTACATTCATCTTTTTCTTCTTTTGCTTTTTCAATAGAACTGTTACATTCATCTTTTTCTTCTTTTAATTCATCAATATTTTTATCGCATTTAAGAAGAAATTCGTGATGACATTTAGGACAAATAATTACACCTGACAAAATATTATCTATAGAATTAATAATTGATTTTAATTCTTTTATTCTATCATTATGTTTATCAATTTCTTTTTCTGTAACCCTTTTATCTTCTTTATATTGATTCAAATCTTTATCGATTTCACTGTACACTTCTTGAAATCTACTTAAATCAATAGATGATAATTCTTTTTCAACCTTTTCTTTTATTTGTTCAAGATTCTCCTTCTCTTTCAACTTATCCTCAAGATCTTTTTGATGAGAACCTAATAAAATCTGTAAATCCTGAGTTTTACGATCGATTTTTTGAATTTCCTGTTGGATTTCTTCAATTCGTTCATTTCTTTCAGATTCTTGATCTTTAGAATTTTCTTGTTCTAATTGTTCTTTATAGACGGAAAGTTTACCTGTTAATAAGGATTTTTCATCTTCTAATGAACGTTTTTCATCATTTATTTTATCGATTTTTTCTACTATAACATCCTTCGTTTTATCAATCTTTGAAAAATTGATAAAACGACTTATAAGAGCCAATTTTTCTGTATTAGATGCTTTAAAAAAAGAATTATAGTTATCTTTTGTAACAATATAATAAGATTTAGCATCTTCTGCAGAAATTTCAATCCAGTTTGCTATATATCGATTTCCATCAAGAACTGTAGCACAAGTCACTGGTGTAACTTTTTCTTCTTCATCGATTAAAGATAATCTTAATGTAGACGAACTTTTTGTACGTATTTCTCTTTCTATAGAAAGAGTCTGTTTACGTATAGGGCAATAAATTTGAACACAAATGTAAGCCGTATCGAATCCATATCGAATCAATTTCTTATCGATATTTCCTCGTAAATTTACACCGTAAATTCCGTAAAATAAACCTTGACCTACACTCGTCTTACCAGTACCATTTGAAAGTTGATCGTCTTGGGTTCTATTTTCTCCTATTACAGCAATAGGTTTATGTACAAAATCATATTCGAGAGATTCGAATGATAAAAAATTCTTTAATACTAATCTTCTTGGATACATGACATCTTTTCTTTAACAGATTCGTTAATTTCTTCAAACAATTCTTTATCTTGCAAAAGAGCTTCTCTAACATTATCCATTCCTTGTCCTAATCGATAATCGTCACCATAATAAAACCAAGCACCTTTCTTTTGACATAAACCAAATTTTACAGCAAGTTCAACTGTTTCTTGTACTATATCAAAACCTACTCCAAATCTTAACATTACCTCACAAGTTCTAAGGGGAGGAGCTATCTTATTCTTAACTATTTTAATCTTTGTTTTATTTGCTACTGCTATATCTCCACTTTTATCGGTACTAATTCGTGCAAATTCAACTCTTTGTGTAGAATAAAATTTAAGTGCTTCACCACCTGGAGTTGTAGTAGTAGGTCCAAATCCAAAACCTCCATTAATCTTTTGTCTTACTTGATTGATACACAATAGGATATTCTTGTTTTTGTTACATATATTCTTGAAAATTCCCAATTGTGCAGACATTAATCTTGCAATCAATCCAATTTTAGCATCACCAACATCTCCTTCAATTACACATTGAGGAACGAGTCCTGCTACTGAGTCAAGTACAACAATACCTATTTCAGGCTCTTCTAATCCTAATCGTACAGCTTCAAGTGCACTTTCAGCAGTGTCAGGTTGAGATAATAGGAATTTGTCCTTATCTAAATCAAGACCTATCTTTTTAGCATATTCAAGATCTAAAGATTGTTCTGTATCAACGTAAAATACAGCTTTACCTCTTTTTTGTACTTCTTTACATAAATGCAATGCGGCTGTAGATTTTCCTGATGAAGGTGGTCCATATATCTCGTGTATACGAGCATTAGCAAATCCACCTCCGAGAACCTCATCAAAAGATAAAGATCCTGATGAAATCGTTTCTACTTCTATCTTTTTCGTCACAACAATACCTTGCCCCAACCTTTTTTCAATAGTTGATAAAAATTTATCTAATGCCATAATTATAATACTTCTTTTAAAATAGTCAATCCTTTTTCATAAGAATAATCATTCTGTTCGCAAAAAACCTTAAACTTGTCAACGATATCAGAATTAGTGAGAGCTTCGATTTTAGATGTTTTCAATTCCTCAGATGTGTTCTCAATTTCTTTTACCTTCATTTTTACATCGATACCAAGTTCTGTATAAACTTTCTTATCGATAGATTTAAGTTCATCTTGGTTACCTTTAAATTCTACTCTCAAAAGATTGTCAGGATTTTCATCTTTAAACATTTTAACAATCTTATCAACTTGCTTGAGAGTTGTTGTATTTAAATCAATAGTGATTTTTCTAAACTTCTTCCCTTCTGATGGAATCAAATCGTAAGTTAAATCATCGTAAATAACCCAAAATCCTTTATTTTCATCTTCACCAAAATTATTCTGAGTCAATGAACCAAGATGAACAAATGTTTCACTAATCTCTTGATAATCATGGAAATGGCCTTGAAATGTCATGTCGAATTTTTTAAACATCTTCAAATTCAACTTATTCTCAGTTACATGTCCAAGATTTCTACTTCCTGTTATAGCAATATGTCCTAAACAAATAAGTTTATCATCAGCTTTCTTTTCATCTTGAATACATTCGATAAGCTCATTAAATCTTTCTATCCAGATATCTTCGTCATAATAAGCTATACAACCAAACAAAAACTTTCCCATTCTAACGATATCTATATCGTCAACAAGTCTAAAATTAGGATGATGTTTAAACGGTTTTAAGAACGAATCTGAACTGGTATAATCAGATGAATCGTGATTCCCTCTAATACAAATCAATTCTATACCTGCTTTATCGTAATGATCTAAAATCCTATCCCAAGAAGACAAAACAACTTGTTTTTGACTTATTCTTGAATCAAAAACATCACCAAGACAAAAACATTGTTTTAAATTGTTGGTTTTACAGATATCAATACCTTGTTTTATCAATAATTCCTCAACTTCTTGATAATTGGATTCTTTTAAATGAATATCTGTAAAAATCATTGTGAGTGGTTTCATAACGAACTAACTTTTAAAACAGCATCTAAGCCTAATAATATATTATTCTTTTCTTCTTCTGTCTTAAAATAAAAATTCTCCCATACATTCGAAATTTTTATCTCAACACGATACTGTTCCTTAGATTGACTAAAACCCATATCACGATAACGTCCAATTGACGAAATTTTTATTCTTTGATTTCCTATTTGTACAAACATAATTTTACCAAATTAAATAAGTTCCTGTTACTCCAATAAATATATCAGGTTTCTTTGTAATCAAACCATAACCAGCTCCAATCGATATTCCAGCTCCGAACCTTTTCTTTTTTATAGGTTTTGTCCAAACCGTCACATCTTGAATTCTACCAGGCAATTGAGAATTTATTTCAATCTTATTTTGATTATCTATACTTTGTCTTGTTATAAGAAATTCATTAGTAAGACTAAAATTAATTTTATATTTTTGAATATGAGTTGCCCATATCTCAAGATTGTAACTTATAGTATCTGTATTTTCTTGAAATCTATAACATGAATCTGATTGAATAGAATTATCAATTGAATGTTCTTTACCTTCATATTTATATTTGTATTCAAATTTAATTGCTTCTACAAGAGACTCTTTGTCTCTCAATTGAGAATACAATTCTTTGTTTTCTTTTTTCAATTGAGAAAAATCTTCAGAAGAATAAATTTTAGTATAGCGATTCAGAGAATCTATATAGAATTCAACATTGTTTGAAAGTGTTTTTATTTGTTTTTTATAATGAAAATTATTCCAAGCTAAATATATTGCAAATAAAAACAATAATAAAAATGAACAGGTTTTAACATCTATTTTCATAAGAAACTTTTTTAAAGGAGGAATTTCTTCCTCCTATTTATATTATTTCTTCATTCTATTTCTCAAGCCTGCTAATCTATCTTGTACAGATTGAGATGTTTTTGACGAAACACGAGACTCGTTTATAGGCTTCTCTTCCTCAGGTTCATCAGAATTTTCATTGCTTTCACGATAATCGTCAAATGGTAGCATCATTCCTTCCTTCATCATATCATACCACTTACGTAATTCTGTAACAGGAAGATTCGGAAGTTTTTCAGTACCTTCATATTCTGATTCTATATATTCATTAAGTTCAGCTTTCATCTTAATCAACGGTGGATAAGAAGGTGCTGCAGATCTTTCTTGTGTAGTTGGTTTTTGTTTAGGTTCACTCACTTCTTTTTTAGGATTGATTGATTCGACTTGTTTCACATCATTATCTTCAGGAACAAGTTTCTCAAGTTCTTCAAGAGCATTTAAAAATTCATCATTTTGAAAAATCTCAAATCCATTTTGTTTATCAAATCTTTCAAGACCTTCGATTTGCATATCCCAATCTTTTCTTGAAAAGACATCTTTATATTGATCTTCTAAAGAAGGCAATTCTTCAAGTTCTTGTAAAACGCTATCAGGAACTCTTACTCTTTCAAAGAAATCATCCCAATTTTCACGTTTATTAGCATCAGGCAATCCACAAGAAATATCAAATTGTGTCTTGTTCTTTTCATTTAAAGTTGTGTTGATTATCAAAGGATAACCTTCATCACAATCTGAGAAAATGTCAATATTGATAACATTATCATTTGATCTTTCAAGTGATATACTCTTCATCTTCTTCCACCATTGTGGACGAATATCAAAACGGTGAATTTCACCTTCAACATAAACATAGCAAACATAATTCAAATTTGGACTAATACCCCAAACCCATTGTTTTTGTTTATTAAAATATCCTGTTACAGGTGCTAAGAATTTCTTTTTCTCATCTGAATCTTGAATATCGTTCGCAAGTGCATAGACAAAATCAAGATAAATCATTACAGCATCTTTACCTTCCATTCTATCACTATGAACATCAGAAGTAAAGATATCTTTTTGTCTCACCTCCTTTTTACCAGTATCTTTTCCATCTTTGTCATAAATAGGACATTCAATAGGAAGTTTTACAACTTTACGTGAAATATATGGTTTTCCACCATTTACTGAAGGAAGTACTCTTAATTCATAACGTCCTTCCTTATTTACTGAATAAAAACTTGCTCTACCACCTTGACTTCCAAATGCAGGATTTTTCATTGTTGCTTGAGCTTTCTTCAAATCATCATCTACTTCATCAATACTAACTTGTTTCTTGTACTTCGAACGATCAAAACTCATAATAATAAAATTTAAAATTAATACTTACTTTAATTTAATACTCTTCAATTGTTTTAAAACTTCTTCATTAATCTTCTTATACTCTTCAATATATTTCTCAAATGTTTCAAATTCACTTTCGTTTTCAAAAATTTCGTAATCACCAATTTTGTTCATGAGATGTTGTAGAGAAAGACCAAATGCAACAGGTGTTTCAATTTTGACATTTTCTTCACCATTTCTATTACCGTATGATATTTTCATCAAATCCCAATTAAATGGTGCGTGAGTGCATTGACTAATAAAAAATTTTTCAGTTAATTTTATTTTCATAACTTTGGTTTTACTATAGTAAATGAATTTATTTTCCCTTCAATTAATTCGCTTACAAATTCTTTAGGAGTTACTTTAGGTAACAAATTGTTCAATTTTTGATCTTTACTTTTTATTGCCCACCATAGTGCATCTAATTTATCTCTTTTTGATTCAATTTCTATTTGTTCCATCAAGTATTCTTGATACTTATCGTTAAGTAAAACTAACTCATCAAGACCTTTTTCAGTTAATTTGAACTCTTCGTCATCAATAGAAACTTTGCCGTTATTATTAGCTGCTTCTCTTCTATATTGTCTTTTTAATTCAGATACATATACATCACAATAAAGTTTTGCTTCTCTTGCTTTTCTTTCGTAATCTGCCTTCCATTGTCCTATCTTATTCAACAATGCTGGTATAGTTACTACTTCACCGTATAAATTAGAATAATTGATTGAAGTTATATCTTCAAGATAAATCTCCTCATCTGCATCAGGTGATATAAGTACGATTGTTTTATCTTCTTGTTCAACAATAAGTTTCATGTCTTCTTTATTTTATGTAAAGGTATCGTTTTTATTCGTTTTATACAACGTAAACGATACCTTATAAGTCTCACTCTCATTCAAATAATGTACCTTATGTTAAAACAGTAAATAATGAATTTAATGTTGTTTGTAAAACGTATTCCTGTCTAAATTTATCCCACTGAATATAACCATTAACAAGTAAAAGATTCCCTTTACTATTTCTCAACAATTCTGCAGTTTCTTCAAATAATTCAGGAAATACTATAACATTTATAAAATCATAATTACTTTCTAATGTTATAGTAGCAAAAAGACCTTTCTTAGATTTTCTCTCTACTATATCCACAACGTAACCACCTATAGAAGCTAAACGATATTTTGTAGTACCTGTCCAATATTTAATTTGACTGATATCATAGAATTCATGTTCATCATTATAAAGTTGAGGAATATGATAATTCCTTACAAGATATTCGTAATCAAAAAATGCAAGTCCTGATACTTTCTTTTGTTGTAAAGTCCACCACCAATCATTCTTTTCTTTACGAGCTTTAATAATGTTAGTTAAGAGGTCTTTATCTTCAAGAATTTTCACCCTTTTATTTTCTCGATAAGATTCGATTAATCTCAATCTTTCGCAAGGACGCTCAATATTTTCCAATTTATCAAAAGCACCACTATAAATGAGATTTTCAATCACAGATTTATTTACAGGTGAACCTTTTATCACGCATCTATCTATAAATTCATCAAGTGAAAAGAATTCTCCATTCTCATTTCTTTCTTTTGAAATGAATTCTTGAGCTTTTTCACCACATTGTTTAACTGAATTCAAAGCCCAATACATACTTCCTGTTTTAACATCTGAAACAATGTTTATATCAGATTTATTTATATCTACAGTACGAAGCTCAATATTACCTGATTTTTGAATTTCGTTGACGTAAAAAGGATAATCTTTACTTTCAGCATAGGAGAATGTTACAGACCAAAACTCAATAGGATAATGCACTTTCAACCAAAGGCAATTATATCCATTTCGCGAATAAGCGATTGCATGGGATTTGTTAAACGCATAGGCACCAAATTTCACCATTTGATCCCAAAGTTCTTTTGCATAAGATTCTTCTACACCAAATTTATTGATATAACCTTTTACAAACTTTTCTTCGTATGATTGAAGTTTTTGTAAATTTTTTTTACCAATAGCTTTTCGTACACCATCAGTGGTCTCTAAGTCAAAATCAGCAAGATACTGACAAAGACGCATTATATCTTCTTGGTACACTATAAAGTTTTTTGACTTTGATAAAACTTTTTCTGCACCTATCGGGGCTTCTTTATCAATTTCCCCTCTCTTAGCAAGAATATATTCATTATGAAAATTATTCTCAATAGGTCCAGGACGATATAAAGCTGCACATATTCCCATCTCATCAAGACTTTCAGGCTGCATCTGAACACAATAAGACGAAAGTCCTTTTGCACCGAAGTGGAAAATATTCGATAAAAATCCTTTCTTTATATATTCAAAGACTATTCTATCATCTAAAGGAATATCTTTATATAAATCAAGTTTTATACCGTGATTTTTATAAATCAAATCAAGTATATCAGATAATTGTGATAATTGTCTAATACCTAATATATCTTCTTTCAAAAATCCAGCATCTTCAATTTCTGAACCTTCCCATTGTGTAACCATTAAACCTTGTTGTTTCTTGATAGGAGTCCATTGAGCAGAGGTTTTCTCATCAGGTAATACTACTGTACCACAAGCATGAATAGAAGATGTCTTCGGTATATTAAGAATAATCATCATATCGTCAAAAAGTTCTGTATTATCTTTGACAAATTCTCTCATCTCTTTATCCTTACAAATAATTCTAAAGAAATCCTCTGCACTTTCCATCCCTTCTTCATCTCTTAATCTTGATGTAAATCGTCTTACTGTTCCAATAGGTAAGTTGTGACAGCGAGCAAGGTCTGTAATGGCAGCTTTAAGTTTTAATGTACCATAAGTTCCAAGAGAAACGACTTGTGTTTCGCCAAATCGACTCTCCATGTATTTCTTTACTTTTTCTCGTCCTTCAGACGAAAAATCCGAATCGATTTCACTTAGTCCGGGAGACTACCTAATGACGTAGTCTCCCGGATCTCCTTTCTTAAATCTTTAATTGTTATCATTATTTATTTCTTGTTTTAAAAATTCAACCAATTCTTCAACGTTGTCAGGAACCTTATTTGATTTTTTAATATTATCAACTTTCCATAACGGCTGTAGATTCCTGTAATTAAGACAGATACGTTGATTTTCTTCTTTAGTCAGATCAAAGTAAGATATAGGAACAATATGATCAATCTGCCAACCGTCTTTTCCACCATAATTCTCCCATGTCATTCCAGGTTCGAATTGTTGTTCGAGGTGAACTTTCAGTTCGTCAAGAGAACAACCAATTAAATCAAATGTACTGTTTTTCTTCGATCCATTTAATCTCGTTCTCAATCCGTTTCTCAAAAGGTGAGCTAATTTAAAATTCAAATCTTCCTTTCTCCTTCTTCGACTATTAATCGATCTTTTTAATCGACCTTGATCTGATTTTAAATACAAATTCGATTGTAAAATTCTCTTTTCTTTATTCTTTTCGTAATAATCTTTATCGTATAAAGACCGTCTTTCTTTATTTTCTCTTCCCTTCTCTAATATCACTTCTTTGTGATTTTGATAATAAAGTTTATCGCTTTTCTTTCGATTTTCAAATTTTAAATACAATTTAGTATATTCTTTCTTGCAATCTTTACACTGAGCTTCTAATCCATCTGAACAACTCTTACATTTGTTAAAATGGTCAAATGAAAGTTCTCGTCTGCAATGACTGCAAATCTTCAATCCCGTCTCAAAATTAGCTTTCACACTTTATATAAAATTTTTCATTTTTCTTTATATGTTTATTCATTATAATCCATCAATTCATCATCTTCTTGTAATTCACCAGCCTTAATAATCATCTTTTCTTTATTACGTAAAATTCGCACAAAATCAGTAGATTTAATACAAATAGGTGAGGAACTATTTTCGTTTATGACTACCTCTTCAACTTTATCATGACGTATCAAACGACCTGTTGTTAGAAAACGTTCAAATAGAAGGTCATATTCAAGAGGATTAATATAATTAAGTTCCAATAGATAAGAAATAAGGCTCCCACAAGCTGACCCTCTACCGGACCCTAAAAGTATCCCTTCTTTCTTGCACCAATTGACGATATCTCTCAACATTAAAAAGTAATCGACTACATCTCCTTCTTCAATTACCTTCATTTCTCTTTCAAGTCGTTCTTGAATAACTTCATCTGAATATTTCTCAAGAAGTTCAGGATGATTTTCAATACCTTTAAATATCAAATCTTCAAACATATCGATATTAGTTTCGTATTGAAGAGCTTCTTCGTCAGTCATGTGATAAACAGGCATGTGTCGTATTTGCGTTTCAATTACGAAATTACATTCAAATGACACTTCTTTTAGATTTGAAATAGCTCTTTCCCATGTAGAAAAGAATTTCTCATCATTACCAAATAGATAACTTAACTCTTCAAAATATTCTTGATAATTCTTGAAGTATTGATTTTTACTTTCGTGCGTGATAATTTTACCTATAGAATTCAACTTCTTTTTAATAGGGTACCATTCTTTTTCTATATAATAAGCATCACACATTGCTATAGGCTCAAGCTCGCTTAAAAAAAATCTCTTTAAATTATCTAAATACGTTACATCTCTTTCTTCTTTTTCAAATACAACAGTATCAAGTTGATAATAAGTAACTATTTCCTTTAAATTAGTAGGTATATTTCTATATTCTATTGATTTCGGATCCCAAATTAAAATCAATCCATCATAATAATCTTCAATATCTTCTTGTGTAACAAATGCTTTATCATTTGTATTTATTATCTCGTTCAATCTTAAAAGGTTCTGCCAACCTATTTGATTTTTTACAAATGCCTTTATCGTATATTTCAAATCTTTCTTTTCGTCCACAACTATGATTTCCATTCCTTGAATAGAACGTAATCCAGCTTTCTGACATGCATTCTGAAATTTCATACAACCTGCTAAAGTTCCTTTCTCACAAATACCAAGACTTGTAATACCTAAAAATTTAGCTTTTTCACACCATTTGTTATAAAGTCCTACACTATTTAATAATTCAAGAGGACCGTGAATACCGAGATAAGTATCTATATAAAATTCTTTATCTTCAAGTTTTACTTTGCCTAACCATTTTATAGGATTTAACTTTACTTGAAATTCATTTCCCTTTTTAAGAGAATACCAAATACTTCCAAAACTGAATATATAGTTGTCACAATCAGTTCTATCGCACGCCCATCGAAAATCTTCATCAAAAAGTACTTTCTTACCTTCTTCCCATTCTATAGGTTCGAATAATTCATACGTTTGATCGTTTATCTCAATAATATAATCGCCTAACTCTTTATAATCTATAAAATTATCATTGAGATACTGAATTAATTCTTCATATAATTCTTTCATACAAAAATTTAATTAAAAAGGGCCAGGAATATATTCATTCTCTGACCCCTCCATCAACTTAAAAAAGAACTCGAGTATATTATTCTGATACTACATCAAAATATTTATCGCATACATGTTTTACAACTGTGTAATAAGTAGACAATGTTTTTGCAATTTGATAGAAAGAACGACCGTCATTCTTCAACAATTCATCGTAAACTTGAGAAGAAAGATTCTTCAAACCTTCAGGTTTAGTCTCAGATTTAGGTTTTACATTAAGAACCACTTTCGGAGCTTTTTCCTTCTTTTCTTTTGCCGGCTTCTTTTCTTTCTTCGGAGCTTTTTCCTTCTTTTCTTTTTTCTCTTTCTTTTCAGCTTCTTTGCGATTCTTCTCATCTTCAGGACGAGGTTCTTCTGCATTTTCTTGAACACATTCTTCATGTTCTTTTACCATTTCCTCTTCCTTAGCTACATCTTCGTCAGAAGCAATATATTCAGGATCTGTATAAGTTTCTACACCTGCCTCTTTTTGTTCAATCAACTTTGCAAGTTCTTCTTTAGAATACTTTGCATAATTCTGAATACCAAGTTCATTAGCCTTTTTACGAAGTGTTAACAATGATTCTACTGCCATAATTTTAAATTTTACGAATTAATAAATTTATTTCTTTTGATGACCTAAAGGTCTACATTTTCTCATTACGTTGCAACATTTGGACATGAGAAAATATTATCTCTTTCAATTGTTTAAGTCTCTGCTCTACTGAACCTCTAATTGTATAAAATGATAATTGATATTTATCTAAGATATCTTTTATTTCATTATCGATAAATCTCTGAAAATCAGGATTCAAAGAACGTACTCCATCATCTACAAGTTCAAATTCTATAGGGAAATAAATGATAATACCAAAAGATTTTTTATTTAGAGATTTCAAAATAGACTTTTCACGAAGAATTTCCTTATAAAGAGATTGTATTTCCTTCTCATCGTTAGTTGATTTATAATCAAAAAGGTAATTTGTATAAGCATGTACATCAATTATACATCTATCACTTATATAACCCTTTTTATTTAAAATTTTATTATAAGCATCAAAAAATACTTTTTGGGATTTCTCATTTCCCGATTCATTAATAGAAAGGTTTTTCTTTTTTACAAGATCTCTTACTATCTCTGTACAAAATTTAAAATCTTTAAAATATTCATCTTTCCTTGCTGCTTCTAATAACGTTGTTTTGCCGGTACCTTGGGCACCGACAAAATTAATTTTAACGTTCATCACCTGATCCATGAATTACATTTCTTTCTTTACGTGAAGCAAGTTTTTCATTATTAATACGAGCTACTTCTTCAATAGAAGTATTCATCGAATCACAAATTGTATTAAGTTGAAGCCAAATGTTTTTCCATGCTTCTTCAATAACTTTTCTTCTTTTTTCAGGGAAAACATTTTCTTCTCCAGTTTTATAATCATCACGCAAAAACTTCTTGACTTGTTCACTAATTTTACCTGATTCAGATAAAAGTTGAAGAACATTTGTAGCAGATTTTGGTTTTAACAACCAATTCCAATCCTCTTCGATTTGAAGATTAAGTTCAATACGAATTCCAGCCATGTACCAGAAAATATCCCCAAGTTCTTTGATGACTAAATCTTCTTTAGCTTCTTGTTCGATCTTTTCACAAAGTTCACCAATTTCTCCATTCAATCCTATTACAACGTAAGGAATTGCTACTTCATCAGCATAACACTTAGTAGTGATTGCTTTTACTTCATACTCTTTGTAAGTCATAATTTTACTAATTTTTATTTATGATTAATTTTCCAAATTTGGATTTGTCTTAAAAACTCATCTCGACTATTCATAGAATTATCTAAAAATAATCCTGAACAATAATTTGTTACCATAGAAGAATTATCTTCTGCACCTCTCATACTCACACACATATGTTCAGCTTCGATATACACAGCAATTCCTCTAACAGAATCACCAAATACTTCTTTAAGATAATCGTGAATTTGTTTTGTCAATTGCTCTTGAAGTTGAGGTCTTTTTGCAAACCAATGAACAATTCTATTTAATTTAGAAAGTCCTACAACATCTCCTCCTTCTTGTGGAATGTAAGAAATGTGGCAAATTCCGCAAAATGGAAGAAAATGGTGAGAGCACAACGAATTAACTTCAATACCCATTTCTGTTACCATTCCTGTATAACCAGTTCCTGGAAACGTTGCAATTCTTGGTCTTTCTTCGTAAACTCCTGAAGTAATTTCATTTACCATCATCTTTGCAACACGATAAGGAGTTTTTACCATATTAGGATCATTCTTCCAATCATATCCTAATGCTTCAAGAAACTTACCATAAGCTTCTTCTGCATTTTTCATCATTTCTTCTTTTCGTTCTTTAGAAAGAACAATATTTTGACCTGCTTTTAATTTAAAATCCATATTACTTATTCCTTTCTTTTTCCCAAATAACAATTTGTAATCTATCTGAATAACGATATCCATGTTCAGCACAATACTCTGCTACTATTTTTCGATTTTGATTTAATTCATCATTCGAGCTTCCAGCGGGCATTAGAACAATATTCCATGGATTGATAAAGTTATCGTACCAAACTTCTTGACCTTTAAAATATGATGGATAACGTTTTCTATGTTTTCTTTTAATGTCAAAATCTATCAAATCTTTAATTTGACTTTCAATTTCATTAAAGTCTTCTTGACAACCTACAACATATTTCAATCTAAAATCTTTTGTATACTCAATTAAATTCCAGAGAGCCTCTTTATTATATCTTGATGAAGTATGTTTTTTTAAACTTGGCGTCCAACTTAATCCAAATTTTTCCAATTTTTCATCAGTAGGTTCAGAAGACGATAATTTTGGTGAAATATTGGCTAAATCAATTCTTCTCAAAAGGTTTTCATCTACAATTATAGAACCGTTTGTTTCGATTGAAATATCCATATCATTATCTTCTCCAATCTGAATCAAATTAAAAAGAACTTCTTGATTTAAACACGGTTCACCTCCACTTATACATAAAGTAGTTGTTAGTGGGTATTTCTCAATGATATCCTCAACGTCTTTGTATGTGAATTTATTCTTTTCAGGAGAAAAGCTGGAATAAGCGGTATCACAAATACTATTATTAAAACAACAACGTAAATTGCAACCAGACATTCTAACAAAAATTGTCGGCGTTCCTGCTTCAATTGACTCACCTTGAATTGAATTAAATAATTCTATAATAGGTTGTTTCTTCTCGTAATCAAGTTTTCTTAACATTGCTTTTCTACTTTAGGATTAATAAAATATTTTGCACCAGATTCTTTAGTATAACAAAAGAAATCGTGTAATTCGTCTGACCAATCATTTAATACACCAATAGAATAAGCTGCAGATAAATCTACAGGAAGTAAATCAAAATCATTTATTGTTGCTTCAGCATAACCTGTTGCAGTTTCATGATAAATTACCTTACTACATTTCACATTTCCTTCACCATTATTAAATTCTGTAGCTTCAATCATCTTGTTAATCATATAACAAATGTATAATGCAAGATTCTCAGCAGAAGGACTTACAGGAAGTTCAATCCAACGATCACACCATTTCTTCACATCATTTTTATACTCTTCCTTATCTTTACTCCAAATCAGCATACAATGATCAAAAGAATCAATCCATTGTCCTATATTTTTCTTAATCAAAGAAAAATCTACAATCATTCCTCCATTATCAAGTTTGTCTGAAGTCAAAAATACTTCAATAATTGCTGAATGACCATGAATACTTTTTCGACAACGATTTGTTGAGCAATTACGTACAATATGAGCTCCTTCAACTTTAAATAATTTTCTAATTTGCATAATTTAACTCGTTTAATTATTTTGTATAAAGATACTATTTTACTTTAAAGCATCTATCGAAATGGTGTGCAACAATTTAATTTTTACATAAATATATGGAACAAATATCTTTTTGCCATTTTTTATAATTTTAATCGAATCATAAATAGGATAATTATTCTTCACTTTATATTCAATATTATCATATATTACTATTTCACCAGGTTTCAATAAATAAAATTTATCCCAATATTCAGTCTTTTTGTTTTTAGGTGAATACTGAAATAATGGTAATCCTTCTTTATTCAAAAATTCTTTTTCGTAAAACAATTTGAATTTTTCATCAGAATCAAAGATGCAGCTTAATGAGAATTTTTTAGATAGTTCTATAATTTTAGATTTTTTCTTGTTTGCTACTTCATTATTTATCTTCTTAAATTCAGATTGTTCATATATCAATGATCTTAATTTGTAACTAAAATATTCCAATTGAAGAATTCTAAGAAAATCTTCTTTTGATAATTCTCTTGTCTTTTCCATATTCAAAAATTTTCTTGTAAAATTACAAAAAGAATTTTTGAATATGAAAAAAGGGTTACGTTTAAGTAACCCTTAAATATCTTTACCAATTGATTTTAACTAATCTTCCACCCCAACCTTTAGTTGTTGATCCTGAATATCCTAATGAAGAAGTAACAAGTTTATTATTTTTTATACGTAAAACTTCCTTATGTAAAGCAGTTCCATATGATCCATATTTAAATTCTCCTGTTAATGCTTCACCATTTTCTTTATAAGCACAAGATATATTTTCATTAGGATTGAAATATATTAAATGACCTTCGTGTTCAATACAATCCATTTCGATATCAACTAAAATAGGTCTCCATTCTGCTTTAGTTTTCTTAGTCGGTTTGCCATTTCTCATTACAGGTACCATAACTTTTTCAAATGTCCTAATTTTAATTGTCTTCATAATCTTTAATTTTTAATCGTTTAACATTTCCTTTCTTTCAATACCTAAAGATACGCCTTTTCGACCACATGGTCCAACAATTAAACGAAAAATTTTGTATAAAAATTTATCGGTTCAATTAAATCATCTAATGCTTCAAGTAATTCTTCTTGAGTCGCATCTCCTGGATCTTTTTTCTTATCTTTTAATTCTGCTATTGTAACATTAAAATATTTTTGCAAAGTCAATGCTGCAGTCTTTATCATTTCAGGTTTATCAGGATCGTACATTAAGATTATATTTCGAACACTTTTCTTTTGTCTCAATAGTGAGATTTGATTATTTCCTATATTATTACCAAATGTAAATACACACTTTATCTCTTCGCTTTCATATAGATGTAATTTATCATCTACGGAAATATAATCAAACATCCCTTCTACTATAATAATAGTATCTGTACTATCTGTTATTAAATCGTATCCACCTACAACATTAGCAAATCCATCTTTAGAGTTTTCATATCTAAGAACAAGTTTTGATTTACCTTCTTTAAATTCTTTCAGGTTCTGTTCGTGCCATTCTTTACTTTTCTTAGAACGTGCTAACCAAGCTACAGTTTTACCCTTCATAGTAAATTGAAAAATAAATTTATCTTGTAATTTTCTCTCAAGAAAAAAGTTTGTTATAGCTGGTTTAAATTGTTCATAATATCTTTTGTTAAATCCACGATTATTTAAATACTCATCGTTTTTTATATATTCAAGTTTCTTTGGTAATTCACATTCTTCTAAATCAAAATTTACTTCTTCGTCTTCTTCATCTTTAACGAGAGGTATAAGTTTCGATACTTTAATACTATTTTCATAATTGATTTTCGCAAGATCCATTCTATGAATCTTTTCAAGAAATTTCTTTAGAGTTGTTTTAGTACCGCATTTAAAACAAAAAAATACTGCATTTGTACCAAGTTCATTAAAATGAATCCCCCATTTTTTACCACCTTTTCCACAAAATGGACAAACTTCATCTTTATTAGTCAACCAACCTGCACTTCCATTAGGAGAAAGTGAAAGTTCTTGAATGATTTCATCTTTATCAACTCTGAACATAATTTATATCATATTAACTTTTCGTTCACCTCTTTTTAATTTTTCAACTTTCTCCTTAGATTTTTTATTGAATTTTACTTCATCTTCCTTACTAAATAATTCTATCGTTCTCGGTCTATCGTAAAACCTACCTTTATCATAATTTGTTGCTATTGGAAAGGTTAATTGAGATTCTTTAAAATCGCGTAATTTATCTATATAAATACGCATAGTGCGGTTATTCTTTTCTTCTCTTGTTGTATTACCTGTAAAAACAAATGAAAACGGTTTTACTAACGTTCTATCTCCTTCTGTATAACTTCTATCAATTATTTTTTCAGAATTATCCCAAATTTCAATAGGTACGTTACCTGTTTGCGTTGCTGTTATCCCAACCATTTTAAATTCTACACAAAGATTTTTGAATAACTGAGCACAAGATTGAAGTTTATCTTTCTTAAAATTAGGATTATTATCTATTGTACTATTAAGACCGGTCTTTACAAGATCAAGTGAATCTAAAATCAAAACTCGAGGATAAAAACCGTAAACTTTATGATAATCAAGAATAATGTTTCTTACTTCAACCATCGAAGCTTCACCAAACTTTTCAAAACCATAAACAGTTATATCTTCACCATAATCTCTCATAGCTTTATATGCACTCATAACTTTCTTTTGATCTTCAGGTTTTAGAAATCCACTTCTAATATCATTAAACTCCTGTCCTGTCCAATATTGGTCATATTTATCAAGACAAGCTTTTACACCACCTTCCAATTGTATATGTAATACAGGATGTCCATCATAAGCTGCTGCCATTCCATGATGTCTCAATACCGTGGACTTACCTTGTCCACTCATCATAATCCATAACACAGTATCTTCCATTAAAGCTCCACCATAAGAAATTTCATCTAATCTATCGATACCTAATGTTATATGTTCAGGTGTTTTACTTTCATCGACATTTTTTCTTCTATTTTTCATTCGAGCATCAAATCCATTGAAAACTCTTGAAAAATTTCCTCCATCATGTCTTAAAGAAATAGAAAGTATTCGTTGACTTTCTTCAAGATTTACTTTAATTGCCTCATCTTTTTTATTCTCTTCATATAAATCGTGAACTTTTTTAGACAACAATTGAAATTCAACATCTTTAATGTACGATTCTAATTGATCTATTATAATCTCCCTATCGACTTTATTTGCATTTTGAATTTCAGTAATTGTTTCTTGAACTGAATCATTTTCTATATATTTCTGAGAAACTACTCCAAGTGAAGGTACAACTTCATTCTTTGTAAATACTTCGATAGCTTCTCTTAACAAATACTTATAACCTGGCCACTCTTTAGGTATTAATTGATAAGTCAAATTACATACAGCTATTCTTGTTAATGAAATATCTGAATAAATCAACTTAAATAATTCTGCCATAAAATTGGCACTTAATTTCTGAGCCATATTAAATCAAATTTATTCCTACTTGAACTTCTTTCTCGCACTCTCTCAACGAGTTAATTGAAATAAAGGTACTCATACAAACATCGTCGTGTCCCGAAGCAGCTTCAAGTTTACCGTTATCACTTTTAAACGTTATAGATGAAAATTCACCAAACATTAAATCAACTGCCTGTCTTGTTTCTCCTATAGCGTAAGGACATTTTAATTGACCTCTTTCAAACATTGCTGAAAGACTTGGTAATCCTGTATAAAGATCCTTCTTATTTCCTTCGGTTGTAGTAAAAGTTTCAATGTTTTTCAACCCTCTTTCTCTTGCTAACGCAGATAATATAGACTGGAATCCATTTGATTCACATACAATTTTATTAGGTCTGAATAATCTATCGAGTTGAACAATCTTATCTATTTGTTCATTATGAGACATTCCTTTTTGTCTATAATAAGTAAGTAGATAATAATTCTTCATCGAGTCAACACCCCAAACTGAATATACTGTATAGTCTGCACCAATATTACCTGAAACTGCAAAGTCTACACCTATATGAACTCTTTGTAATTTTATAGGATAATCATCTATAGAAGTAGCAAATCTTATATTTTCCATTCCTATAGTCGATCTCATTAGATATTCATAAGGAAATATTGTAGATGAATCGCTAATAGGTACTACAAGATACTCACGATTAAATACAATAGTTCCAAGTTCTTCTTTTTTTGCAAGAATTTGATCAAATGTATATCTATCAGGAGCAAGTGGTCTACCATCAGGAAATATAACTGGATATTCAAAACAATAAAATCGCTTATCGGCTTTTAATACTTGATATAATTCGTTTGGTGCAGAAGAATATGGTGTTCCACAAACAATAAAATATCCATAAGGTTCTACGATAGGTTCGATTGTTCCTTTTAAAAGTTCTTTAAGCTTTTCTCTTTGTTCATCTGAATACAAAGAAGATTCATCAGGCATATCATCACATAATACAGCTCCTACGTGTAGACCACGAATCATTGAATCTTTACCTCGAACGTGTAATAAACTTCCTGTTTCAGTTGTTATACCTGTTTCTCCAATAGATGCTTTACCGTTTGGATTAAGTTTTTCAGCTATTAAATCGTTTGTTTCAATTTCTTCTCGAACTTTTTTAACTTGAACTTTTGCAAGAGTAAAATTATTCGTAATATAACAAGTTTCTTTTCTATTTTGATTATCTATAGTATTTTGTCTCCAAGATACAGGCTTACAATAACTCCATAATCTCCAAAGAACAAATGCATAAGACCATTGAAAACTTTTACCACTCGATCTTGAGCAAAGATAACAGCTCCATGGAAACAACTGTGTCATATTACCCCATTCAATGTTTCTCCAACCCATTCTAAAATTAGGGAGCATTGTTAAAGTGAAGTAATTCAACGAATAAATCTTCAGAGTTGTATCCATTGAAGCTTTTACATTTTCTATATAATCAAGACTTTCAGAATCAAGTGTTCTACCAAGATATAATGCCTTTTCAGCTTGAGTAAGTATCTCTTTCAGCATTTTATCAATATCATTATCATAACCTTCAAGAAGTTGATTTAATGCTTTAGGAGATAAATCTTCAATTATTCTATCTACAGTATTGTATAAATAATTCATTTGATTTACTGAAAGCAAATCCTTTCCATCTAATGTCAGCATAATTGAAACGTATCTCTATATCTTTTTTGTTTCACTTCTTGAATTATTTGACCTTCTCCTCTTAATTTTCTAATAAACGAAATTAGATATTGAGCATTTGCTTTTGTATCATTCAAAGCTCTATGTGCGTCAACAAGATCTATGCCTGCCAATTGACAACAAGTACCAAGTTTGTAATTCTCTTGTTCTAAAGAACTTATATGAGCCCAATGCATTGTATCAATATAATATTTTACATAATTATCAATATCATCCTTCATATATAAGAAGAAATTTCTTAAAAAAGGATTATCGAATCCATTTGTACTTTGACCTCCTATATTATGACCTGCTAATGTACATAATTGTCTTGGATTCTTATATTTAGTAAACCAAGTTTTAAGCTCTTTATATATATCTTTTAATGGAGTAGCAAGTTCTCTTTGCATTTGCTCTGTAATTCCATGTGTTGCAGTGGCTTGTTCTGAATAAATCAATTCTTCTTTGTAATTATAAGGAAAAATCCTATCAAGTTCGTCAATGATTTCTAATTTATTCATATCAATGCAAACCATTGCTATTTCAACGCAAGGTGCATTTTCAAACGCAATACATTTACTATTACATAAATTACCTGTTTCAAAATCGTAAACTAAAATGTAATTACAAGACGTTTTCATTCTTCAAATGTTTTATTAATATCGTTAGCCAATACATTATATAATTTTACAGTACAATGTTTTTTAGGTATAATCACAATTTCGTTCCCTCCTAAATATTCAGGAATGTGACCTCTTTTAATGTAAAATGTTACATCGTTTCTATTAAAAGGTTTACCATTGTCTTTTATAAAATTCTCATTCAACCAAATTAAAAGACCTTGTGCGTTTACATCTCTTATTAAATATTTCTTTTCGTCCATATATTTTATCTCATTATTAATTGTAATCTTTCGAAATCAATATCACGTAATTCCTCATCTTTATATTTGATAAAAAGATTCTTTATAGGATTGTCTTTGAATGAAGCTGTTTCATCTTCAAGTTTATTTATAACAATTACAGGATTTCCATCGTCATCATATTCTTTCTGAAATGAAATTATAAAATATTTCAAAAGACTGTATTCGTTACCAAAAGTAAAAACTCTTTTACGGTTCTTCTCTGAAAAATCGTCAAATAAACATGCTTCTGAATAAAGTCCAGTAATCGCATCGTTATTAGGTTTCTCCAAATATTTTTCGAGTCTATTTGAAAATCTTTTCAATCCTATACTCTTGAAAACTTCATTACATAATTCAAGAACTTCTCTATCTTTATTCATTACGTTCCTTTTTTATGAGCTTTTCAATTACTTCATCAGGTATCTGATATTTTAACTTTTTTCTATCTCCAAAATCATAAATTCTATGACATTGTGAACATGCAAGAACTATATTATCTTTATCACATCGTAATTTTGGGTGTGCTCCTCTTGAAAGAATATGACTAAAAAATATTGGCCTAAATTCATTACCAAGATAAACACCACAATGATAACAATAATGAGTTCTTTCGTTCCAAATCTCTTCAAATATAGATTGTAAATTATTAGATTCTTCTTCTAAACTGTTTCTATTCGTTTTTACAGATTTCCTCTTTTTATCACAATCTTTACATAACCATTTTATTCGATTCCAAATCTTATAATTTGTTTTACAACAAACACAAGGTCTATTTTCTATTTTTTCTTTCTTTATATATCCCATTCTCTTAATCCTCTGATCAAAGCATCTTCTATACTTATAGAAGGATCTTGTTTTAATTCTAAGAATGCAGAAGCCAAAACTTCAAATTCTAATCCTTCCTTTTTAGCAATTTTAAAATTTCTTTCTATGAAATCAACTAAATCTTCCATTTTTACATGCGTTATAATAATAACAATCTTTACATTTCAATTCATTGAAAAGAATACCATTATATTCTCCACAAAATATAAATCCTTTAGGAGTATTCCAGAACTTATGTCTCAAAAAATCTTTATATCTATCAGAAAAGATGTGTTCACTATTGTTTCCCTTTAAAGGATTAACTAAACCTCTGTCCCTTTGAAATTTTGAGACATAAAATAATTTTTCCTTCGTTCTTTCATTCCAACGTTTTAATGCATTTAAACTTATTATTTTTGTTAATGTTAAAGAATATCTATTTGAATAATTATTTTCAGATAAAACAAATTGAAACAATAAATACTGCCATAATTCTTCTATAGAATTTATCTTTGAATTAAAAAAGAATTTTTCTATAAGTTGAACATCTTTCTTCTTTCTTTTCAAACTGTAATTAGGAGAACATGTCATTCTCTGTTTCAAATATTCAAATATTTCACAAAATTCTTCTATCATAACAAAATTGTATCTCTAAACATTAAAGAAAAGGACGAGTTTTCGTCCTTTTGATTTTGTAAAATTACAGAAATAAATCTATCAATCCCACGTTATCTTCAAATCAACAGTCTCTTGTTTCACTTTTTCTATAGGTTTATATCGTGATCTATGAAGAGGATCAGGTTCTGCTACATTATTATATTCTTCAAGAGCCTTTTCTTTATCTACTGTTCTTGATAACCATAATCCTATCATTTGATTTGGTTGAATATCACCTACACTAACTTTAGCGTCAACTGTAGCATCAAAAAGTTGAGTGTACAACGGTTTACTATAAATGGAAGGAGTATGTTCCATAAATGGTTGTTCATCATTAGAAAGAAGTGTTGCTCCTATTTGATAAAAACAAATATTAGAATCTTTCTTCTCAAACCACAATTCAACATTTTTAAGAACACTTTCACCTTCATTCTTAATGACAATCGCTCTATATTGAGTCTTCGTATCTTTAATTTCTGAAATACTTATTTCATCAAAAAGGTTATCGAATACATCATTTGGGATTTCAGTAGAAGAAGGAAAACCACCTAATGAATTTATATAATTATTTTGAATATCAAGATAACCTGAACTTACGGTATAATATAACTTCAACATAATTATTCCTTTCCTTTATTTACAAATCCTGCTAAAGACCAAAATTCTTTCTTTACAGAATTATCAATCGTTATTGATCCGCCACTATTACGAATTCTTGATATATAAAATTCGGTATCTTCTTTAACTGGAGGAGTTGAAACTTCAATTTCTCTTACTAACGAAATCCTATAAAAATCATAAGTATATAATCCTGCTTTTTGTTCTTTTGAGAAAACTGCTGTAATAGGTATTGTTCCAAGAATTACAACTCTAAGATTAGTTTCAGGTGTAAATTCAGCATTTGAAGTGAGAATCAAATTTTGATCATCTACAACTGAAACAATTTGATATACTCCATCATTTAAAGGATTACTACCATCTTCTTTTTCAAATCTAATTGAAACAGGAGTAGAACCTGCCTGTCCTCTTACTTTTCCTAAAAAAGAAACGTTACCATTTACATTTCCTTTCTGATTTACAGAAACAGTACCAAGCTCGTAGTTTCTTGTATCATAACTTATCTTTACCCAATAAAATTGATCATCTTGAGGACAAACTATATTATCTTGAATATCCTCTATAAAAATCACTTGTCCTAAATTATTGAACGCTAAACCTGGTAAAACTTTATAAGTACCATTTGTTGTACCTTGTTCAACTTTAAAAGGTTCGTTAGGTTTAAATTCATCAGGTTTTTGAAAATCTTTGTTAAATTTACTCGGATCGTTTGTTACAATTCCATAAGTATAAGTTGCTTGTAACAATAATTGCTTAAACAACGAATTTTGCAAAAATCCTTGTAAATTCATCAACTCTTCTTTTTCAAGAAAAATATTTCTATATATATTTAATTGATTCATTTTTATACAATTTCAATAGTTATTTCTTCACCTTTTCTTTGAGCAGCATCAATCAATTCATTTAATTTATCAGAAGTGTATCTTGATTCTGATAACATTCCTTTAGAAGTGTTTTTACCGACAAGTATACATCCTAATGAATCTTTTGCTGTATTTCCTGGATGAATTAAAATACCTTCAAAATAAGGAACGTTTAACAATCGAGGTAAATTTCGACCAAATTTAGGAGAATAATTGTATACCACTTTGTATTTACCTTTAGGTATTGCTGTTTCTCCATAAACCTTTGGTTCACTACTTAAATCTCTTTCTTTATCTTCTAAAGTATTAGAAAAGAATTCATTGTTCACATATAATCGACCAACAGTATAATTTTCTCTTGGCCATAATCTTTCAACTCTTAATTCCATATAGCATCAATAATTATTGAAATATACGTACTTATAAACATCCAAATCTCTAACCAAAAAACAGGTTTATCATATTTATAAATTAAAAACCCTGTAGGAAATGCTAAAAGCAAAGGAATTGTTGTATAACCTGCAAAAATCATATAAAGTAACGATGCTAATCCGCAAACTATTGTTGCACCTATATGAACTTTACCATCAAGTTCTAATTTAAAACAAGGTGCTGATCCAACAAAAATCAATCCAATACAAGCTAAAAAAGCACAACATTGATAATTTTCACCTTCTGTTACTTCAAGCCATTCAGGTAGAAGAATTCCTGCTGATAAAATCATTGCAATTTGAAACCATAATCCTGAACGACCGTGTTTTTTCAATTGATAATAAGTATCTGAAATACTCCAAGGAATTCCTATTAACTTTATTACTTTCCAAAAATAAACGATTAAAATCGTTAATGAAATAAAAATTAAATACCACATAACTTTCTCTATTTAAATTAAACATTATCTCCAACTTAAAGGTATTGTAGTAATACCACTTAATCTATAGCATCCTCTGAAACAACCTGCATGCTTAGAATTAATCAAATTAAAATACGCTCTTGAAGCATATTCAGAAGGAACAATCTTGTTATCTTCAAAAACAGGTAAAAGTTTAATATAATAAATATTTCTTCTATTTTGAGTAATAGTTAATTGAGTATAACAAGGTTCTCCTGTTAAAGAAGTACAATTATTAAAACAATCTGAATAATCTAAACAAGTTTTAGAAACGCCTTCCATATTCCAACTTAATTGATTTGAATCCAAATTTAAAGATGCAATTGAATAAAATATATTTCTTACATCACCTTGCAAATTAACGCAATTATTAAAAGCTGCTGCAACGGTTGTAGCAGGACATCCGTAAAAAGGACTTGATTCTTTTTCTCCATATATATATTGTAAATTCTTACAAGAAGCAAAAACACTCATAAAGTTTACACATTTCCTAAGATTAGAAAAATAATTAGCAGGAACTGAGTTTATACCTGTTAATAAAAACAAGTTCTGAACTGTAGTTACATTAGAACAATTCAAAGTTATTTTTGTCAAATCACCTAAATTTTCACAATAAGCAAATGTAGATTGTAATCTATTCAAATAAGTACTTCTTATATTCAAACTTGAATTTGATAAAGAAAGTTTACTATATGAAAACATAGAATCTGCATTCGAACAATTTATAGGAAAATTCGAATTTGAAACGTTTTGAATTCCTGAAAATTCAAACATTGATTCACAATTTACTACTCCTGTAAGATATCCTAAATCAGGTGTTTCTTGTAAAGAAGTATCTTGATAAAACATTTTTTGTGCTGAAGTTACATTTCCAGCATTTTTAAAAATATCATTGTTAACAGATGTAAGATTTGGACATCCTGAAAACATATCGTCTACATGTGTACATTGTCTATGAATATAAAAATTAGAAACACTTGTCAGATTCTTACAAACTGTAAACATTTCACTACAAACTCTTACGGTTGGAGTATTGGCAAATAAATCTGAATCTACATGACTTATACCTGAATAAGCAAAACACTGAGTAAAATCTCCATTACTACTCCATGAAAAAATATCTGAGTCAATTGTTGTTAAATTTTCACAATAAGTAAAAAGATAAGCTGCTGTTCCTGTTACAAAACCATATCGCATCTTATCAATTTTTGTCAATCTTTTACAATTAAAAAATCCTCCTTTCAAAAATTCAATTTTATTTGTATTTTGGAAAAATCTTTCGACACTTCTCAACATTCTTTTAATACCTCCATCAAGAGTAGATGTTTCTTCAGCCCATTTCAAAGTTCCTATTTCTGAACCAAAACTAATCTTAATTTCTGTATCTTTTGTAATATCGAGACCTTCTTTTAGAATTTTACCGTAAGTTATTGTACCATCTCCCCAATCAACTTTCAGATTTAACAATCCATCCTGGTTTGTATTGTGAATAGGTAATTTTACATTTGTAGGGGAAGAACCATAACGTAAAATTATAGCCATTGTATCTTCTATAGTTACAGTTATAATTTTAGAAGTTAAATCATTCACAAAGTCGCCTGACGAATCCATACAATGCGGATAAGTAACCTTATAATTATAAGATTTTTGTTCTGTTACTAAAAACGAAACTTCTCCATGAATATCAGTTGCTTCATTTAATTCACCAATCTGAATAGAAGCTCCTTGTAACGGTAAATTGTTACTTGTTTGAACTTTAAATATAATCTCAGTATAAGATCTTTTTAATGTTTTAGTAATGAATACAGATTCATTTTGAATAATGACGTTACCTGAAACAGTTTGATATCCTTCTTTTGAAATCGTATAATAATAACCATCTAAATTGTTACTATAACCTTTTAATGTTAAACGACCAGGATCTTCTGTGTTCAGCGGATTCGTACTTCCAATTTGTCCTCCACAACTTATATAAGCGTTAGGAATAGGATTACCTAATTCATCTACTATAGTAAAAATTATAGAATATGTAGATTCTCCCATTATAACATTTATCTCAGGATTTTCTGTAGTAATTGTTGTAACGCGAACAATATCTTCATACGGTGGTTTTTTAGAACATCTATACTCCTTACTTTCAGATGAAAGTGGTACGTTTGAAAATACTGCTTTCCCTTCCTGATTTGTTTTAATTGTAGAACCATTAAATGTTATCGCTACATCTTGTACAGGTAATTTCTCATCAGGAAGATTTGGATTAGGAAGATAAGTTGTCTTGAAAGTTACATTTGTAGTCCTTCTCGTCAAATTAATATTTACAGTTGAATCTGAACCTGATATTGTTTCTTGGCCTTCAACCTGATTTATAAAATCACCATTACTAACAGTATACTTATAATCACTGTCAGGAAGATTAAACGAAACTATGCCTTCGTCATTTGCATATCCTATTATATTGTCGTTAACAGTTACCAAAGCACCTATAGCAGGATTTGATTCTTGAGTGATAGAAAATTTAAGAATATGTACTGCAGTCGTTTGAGGATACATTATAACATCTACAGTTTGAGATTCTTCTGTTACTCTGATGTCTCCCCAAGTATAATTATACCCATCTGCTTCAACTGTATAATGATAATCTCCATAAGGTAAAAGAAATGAAGCGAGACCTTCTTCAGTTGTGTAATGTACTTCCTTATTGATTATAATTGCTGCATTAGCAATATGTTCTCCAGATTCATTTTCAACGTAAAATGTTACGATATTTGAAGATAATGTCAAATCTACAGGAACAACTGTATTTCTATTACCAACTTCTACATTAGAACTATATCTTTCAAATCCTTCTTTTGTAATTGAAAATGGATAATTACCTGAAGCGAAATTAAATATAGCTTCACCATTTCTATTAGTCAAAATAGAATCTCTATCACCGCATTTTACAGAAGCATTTTCTACAGGATTACCGTTACTTCTAACAACAAATTTAACTTCATATTGAATGTTACTCATCTTAATATTAATCTGTTCATCTTTACCTGAAACGTTAATAATGCCTGCTTGAGTATTATAATTTGACAATGAAACAGAATAATTATATGTACCGCTTATTCTTTTAAATGTAGCTGTACCTAATGCTGTAGTTGTTTGTTTCTCAGTACCAATTACGATAACAGCACCAATTAACGGATTTGAATTTTCATTTGTAACTATAAAATTGATATTATACTCAATTGCAGTTATATCTATCGTTAAATTTTGATCTGCATCTTTTACAATCACAACATCGCTCTTCTCAATGTATCCAATTTTAGAAACTTTGTAATTATAGCTACCATTAGATAGCGAAATAGATGCTTTACCTTTATTATCTGTTATTAATGTATTATTATCTATAGAAATAGAAGCGTTATCTACAGGAATACCGTTTCTCAATACCGTAAAATTAACATTATAATAAGGTATTGCAGATAAATCTACATTTATAGTAGCATTGTTAGTGATGTTAAAATCAGCTTCTTTTATAAAATAATCCTTCTTAGAAACGAGATAATGATAAGTTCCAGCTCTCATTAAAAAACTTCTACCATCTGAAGTTTGATTTGCAATTCCTTGCTCGTTTGTCGTTCCTGTATATTGCCGCTGTACACCACTTCCGTTGAAATCTCCTGTTAAAACAACTGTTGCATTAGCAACTGGTTCTAATCCTTCTCTTACTCTTACTGTAGCAGAATAATACGATACTTTATTTAACTCTACTCTTACAGTAGCACTATCAATAACGCTAATAGTATTTGAAATAGTTATATAATCATATTTTTCTACTGTATAAGTGTATAAACCAGGATAAACATCGAATAAAACTAATCCATTATCTCCTGTAATTTTAGTTTGTTGATTAAATGTTACTCGTGCATCTTTCAAATAATTACCTTCTTTATCTAAAACTAAGAAAAAAACTGTTCTTTGATAAACTCTACCTTTCAATTGAATGTATTTAGTGTAATTAAAATTTTCAACTAAAAGAATATCTTCTTGTGTATCAAAATCATCCTTTTCAATAGAATAAACGTAACTACCAGGATATAAATTTACAAGAACTTCACCATTTACATCAGTCTTTAAAGTTTGTCCAGCTATAGAAATTGTTGTATCTTGAATATAATTATTTCTTTCAGAAAATACTTTAAAAATAATTGTTTGTTGAAATTTATCTTTAATAGATAGTCCTCCTAAAATATTTTTATAAGAGATTAAATATTGTTTAATGAAAATTTCAATAGAATTTTCTGATCGAAATGTGTTATTCTTATAATATGCAGCAATTACATTTTTACCTCCTAAATAACCCTGTTTAAACGGCAATTCAAGAGGTTTTACTTTTATATCATACAAATAAACATTAGGATCTTCGTTTGACTCTCTATTTTGAATGAAAATAGGACATATAAATTTTGTATTTGGTAAAAAACTTAAAGCTCTTCCTGAAGAAAAATTCAATTTGATTGCATTATAATTTCTCTCATTATAAGCTAAAATAATACCAGTCAAATTATAATAAAGATTTTCATTTAAAAACTCTAAATATTCAGTTGAGTGAAATAATCCGTTATCAGAAGATTGATATTCACCATTTTCAACATATTGAGTTCCTATAACATTATAATCTTTATCATAACATACAACTCCAAATTGAACTTTAGAATTCACTACAGAAGATACTTTAGCACGAATAGAAATTTCGTAACTTAAAGCCGGATCAATAACTAACAATTTTGATTTATCTTCAGTAGGATAAATACCTGTTCTTTGAACTCCTCCAAATACCATTGATGAAATAATTTCATCCTCATTATTATAATCTCGAGTAATTCTAATATTTGAAGATCTTAACAAAGGATAATTTTTAAGGTCACCAACGCTTTCTGTAAATTCATATCCTTTAGTTACGTTTATTATAGTATTTGTTCTCTTCCAACAAGGTGAAGAAAATCCTATTGACCAACTTGTATCTTGAGGTCTTAATACAGCAAAGATAAATTCATCAAGATTATTATATCTGATTAATCTCAAAAGTTCGCCTAAAATAGTGCCTTCTTTATTTACAATATCTAATCTACCTCTTTTTTCGTATTCTACAATGTAATTGTAGAACAAATATCGCATTTGTTCTTGTGATGTTACAAGATTTGACACTAATCCTCTATTTTCAATAAATAGTTCAAATAAAATTTGATTGGTGTCAATTTCCTTATACTTCCTTGAATAGAGTACAATTAAAGCAAATAAATGTGTAATTGTTCCCCAAAACGATTGAAAATCTTTTCCACCTTTTTCTATGAATTTAGGGAGAATGTTTGAGCCTGAAACTTTAGCTAAAACATTCTCAGCCCACTTCATTACAAGAGGATCGTTTTCTTTAAAAAATCTACTAAATACTGTAGAATTATAAATAGGATTGTTATCTAATAAAAAATACTTATCGTTAGCTTCCATTGAATTCAATTTTTACTTCGTAAAGATACAAAATTGAATTCAAAATACAACTATATTATTTACACATCATTTAAAATTAGTTTCTTATATTATAGCTGTATAATTTACCATCAATTTTAAATTCAGTAAGACACGTTACAGTCAGTTCGTTAAAAACATAACGAGGAGCACACATACCTAATAGAACAGCATAATTACCATAATTCGTGACAGAACCGTAAACATCAGGAACTACTTGCTCATTAAGAGGACAAACTTTAAAACCGCTATCTATTCCAGCTAATGCAATTCTATATTCAAAACTTTCTATATATTTTGAAAAATATAGGTTACTTATATAATTTTTAGGGTCTCCAACATAAGGCAAATCAATATATTGTTGAAGAGTAATAGGATTAAAATTATACTCACCAACACAAGGATAAGAATAGCCGGCATAAACAACATCATTACCGATATTAAGCAAATCAATATTTTTATTTCCAACGGCAAGATTACTAATAGGTGTAGTTTCAATTTTAACCATATCTAATTAACCCCCCCCCATATATATTTACTTCTTAATTTCATAATAGATTTCATATTATTCATTATAATCAAAAACAAAAAGTACATAATCTAAATCATCAAAATCGCCAGCAATAAAACTTTGAATAGCACTTCCAGGTTGACATATATTTTCATTTGCGAATCACTACTACCTACAAGTCTACATTTATAGATTTCTAAATATCTAACAGGGTCGTTGCTTTCATTTTGTATATCAAAATCAATATTACTACCTACACCATTAGAATACCAATCTATTTTACCACTTTCAACAGTAGTTAACTGTCCACTTCTATATAGACTAATATTATGTGAACTAAGATTGGCTATTATTAACATTCTCGTACCACGTATAGTATCAGTAGGTGGTAAATAGGTTAAAGCATCATATAATTTACTCCAATCAAATTCTTTGCCAGCAATAAGTTGACTACCAATACGAATACTCGTATTATTTGTACCTACTCTTACCCCCCCCATTAATATCTTTCGTATCTTTATCCATATCATTATATTTTAAATATTAATAGATTGTTTTCATGATTTTATTCTTAAAACTAAATAAGAACCTTGATTAATTAAATCAAATAATACTTCGTTTGCTTTCCCTTGAACATCTTCATTTGCATCTACGTTATCTCCATCACCTAAACGATAATCATATATAATATCTGTATGAGGATATATATCCCAATTATTATAACCATATAAAAAGGAAATACAGTTTGAAGCAACATCAACTGTTCTCCCCCCTAATATCTCAATATTACCAACAAACAATCCTGCATTATTAGAACCAACTTTTAAATTACTATCCATACCTTTGAATTTTTATTCAGTTATTGCATACATTGTAGAATTATCTTTAATACCAATACCATCGTATTCAGACTTGGTTTTCTTAGTGAGAGTAGTGAGGTTATCGGAGGTAACTAAATCACGAACTATAAATAAATTCACAGCATTATTTAACGCTATAAAAACTCTTTTCGTCAGAATACTAATATTATTTGCATCACCGATAGATGTATAAACGTAAATAAACGATAATTCATAAGCACCATTATCAGTATTAACGTAAACTTGACTTACATTTAATTTAAAAATTTCTTTTTCTGAGATCTGAAAGAATAAATTATTGTCTGTCATTAAAGAAGTTGCAATATTTCTGAAATTATCAGCACTTCCAAATACAATATTTATTTTTTCATCAGCATCTGTATTTTTACTTTCTTGATTTGAAATTAATTGCTGATGAGCTTCTTGTGAAATCTTTACTATATTAAAATAACTATCCACATACTTTTTAGTAGCAGGATTATAATCGTTAGTAGGTGAAAAAGGAGTTGTATTATTCTTTGTAAGAACATCACTAATTTTTGCAATTTCTTGCCATTCAGAGAATTCACCATCTACACCACTTGACGTAGCACAACGTATAAATAATCTATTGCTGTTGTATGTTTGATAAATTTGATTTGTTTTGTCTGCAATTGTGCCAACAGCAATAAGAATACCAGATTCCTGCACTGGATAGTGATTTCCAAGTGTGGCTGATTTATTACTTTTTTGAACACCTATGACACAAATTTTCGCTTCATCACCTTTAAACGTATTTAAATCAGTGCTTTTTAATTCATATATAACAGTACATACATCTTTTTGAACGTATTCTTTAATTCTATTTAACGTTGTTATGAAATTATCTTTTACTCCTTCCCTTACGAAGGGAAATTTCTCAGCTCCCATCAAATCTGATTCAAGAGTCATCTCACTTATTTTCAAACTTGTTGTACCTGCAAGTTTATCTATTTCTTCACTCATACTTCTTCACTTATACTTCTTCACTTATTAAATTTATATCTTCTTCTGAAACAATATTTAAATCATTCTCTGAAAGAATTGGAATAGGAGGTATTTCACTCAATTGAATATCCAAAACTTTCCTTGTCTTGTTATCTATAATAAACACTTCAGAAAAATCTACATATCCTTCTGATGTAACTGTAACTACAACTTCAGAATAACTTGGTAAGTTCAAAGTTACTGCAGAACCGTCTTCACTTCGTCCTTCGTAAGACAAAGAAGTATGATATTCATTTTTATCTGAAGTTACTTTATAATTATAAAATTTCGGTCTTGAAGCTGTTTTAAATTTTAAACTATCTGATGTTACTAAATATTCACTATTAGAAGTCAAAAAATATCCTGAACTAATAGTTACATTTAAAATAACATTTGGTAAATATGGTTCAACTTCTATATTAATAACTTCTCCTGTTGAATTAACTGTTTTTGAAAATGTCTGAGCAGGGAAGTAATTCGTTTCTTCTGTAGTTAAAGTGTAATTTTTTCCTATAAAAACTTTAACTATATTTGTACTACTAACTTGTCCAAAATCAACATCTCCCAAAAAAAAACTACCTACTGAAATAGGAGTATCAAAAAGATTGTTTTTATAAAACCTATGAAATGTTGCTGAAGCAGTTGCTTCTAACGTTAATTCAATATTTACAGTCGAAGGATTTATTATTACTTTTTCAGTTTTAGAAACTCCGTATTTAGAATAGGTTATTTTATATTCAGAACCTAAGACACCTTTAGTCTTAAAATTTCCTTGACTATCAGTTGTTCCCCTTACTATTTGAGATGAAAATAAATCTTTAACAGAAATCGAAACATTAGAAGAAGGTATAGGACTAATTAAAGAATCATCTTTCTCCTTTATATTATAAATAATGTCCCTTGGTTTGAGGGACATTAATATAACTTGTTCTATATCTTCTTTCTCTACCAAAATTTCACCTGAAGAATTTTCGTAATCAGGATAAGTTGCAACGTAAGTATAGTCACCTTCTTCTACGTCATCAAATAATGCTACACCTACAGAATTACTTATAGCAGTTCCTACAACAATTCCGGTTCCTTTATCTCTTAAAGTTACTGAAGCTCCTATTAATAAAACTTGCGTTCTTTCATCTTTTACAATAAAACTAACAGCTCTTGCTTTTGGAGTTGCAAAAATGATTTTTTCAAAATCTTTGTCAAATACATCAATAGAACCACTTGTAACTCTATATTCGTTTTGAGTAATCGTATATTGATACTTTCCATTTGGAAGAATTAATTCAACTTCACCATTTATATCTGTAAAATACGATTGATTATTTATTAATATTTTTGCATTATTAACAAAACTTCCAGTCAATGAATCTTTAACGATTAATCGTACATTCCAATAAGCTACAGTCAAATAAACAACTTTACTAACATTACCATTATCAATTACAATAGATCCTGTTATAGGAGTATATCCTGAATAATTTATCGTATATTTATAAGTACCATTTGAAAGTGATATAACTGCATTACCATTTGAATCAGTTGAATAATTTCGTCCATCTATATTAATTATAGCTCCTTCTACAGGATTATTTGTTTGATCCTCTAAAATGGTAAACGTTACAGTATATGGTGTAGGGCTTAAATCAATTAGAATATTGTTTTTATCCTTAATCTTTACCTCAATTTTATCATCATAATCTATATATCCCTTTTTTCTTACAATAGTATTATAAGTTCCTTCAATTAAATTTAATCGAAGTTGACCTTCTTCGTTTGTATCCTCAACTAAATCTTGAATTAATACTTTTGCAGTAGGTACAAATATATTATTTTTTGAGTCTATAACACTAATATTAACAACTTGAGGTTCAGGGAAAATGTATTCAGTAATATCAACATTCTCTATTCCTATAGTTGTAGCGTTTGTAATTGATATATAACCATCTTTTCTAATTGTATAAGAATATGAACCAGGTTCAAGATTTATACTTGCATTTCCACTTTCATTCGTGACTAAAACCTGATTATTTATATCAATTTCAGCATCTTCTATAGGTTGAGTTCCTTGTAAAATTGTAAAATTTAAAGAATGTTGTGTAGCACTAAAATCGTTTATAGTTATATAAACTGCAGCATTCAATACTACAAAAGAACCTTCTTTTGTATTCCAATTTGATTTTGTAAGAATATAATTGTATTCACCATTTTCTAATTTTACAAATGCTTGACCATTCTCATCTGTAATTAAAATTTTATCACCAATACTTATTACAGCTCCTTCAACAATAGAATTTCTTGTTGTGGTAACTGTAAAATATACATATTGTGTTCTTGTTAAGACTTGACTTTGAGTTCCTTTATAAACATCTTCCTTTATAGCAGGATAGAATAGATTAGATAGAGTTTGTTCAGAATCGTAAAGTATATTACCATTCAAATCTCTCATTTTAAAACCTCGAATTCGAGGTAATTGATTTAAAGGAACTTCTTCGTCAAACGAAGGATAAAAGTATTCATCAGGAACGTATTTTACGCCTGCTGATGTTTTTACTACAGATAATAAATCATCCCATTGAATGACTTTACTAGGTGTCCAAAAACGAAAATCAAGATATTTTGTAAGTGCTATTTGAATGTTCTTTCTTACAGTTGCAATATCATATTCTGAGGAAAGTTCAATTCTAAAATCTATGCCTTTGTCACCTCCAACATATTTCCATTCAACATTTTTTAACTCAACCCCAAGAACATTGCCTTGGACATCTATATCAGATAAAGATAAATAAGGTGTCGCTTTTTGTAATAATACATCTAATTCTTCATCTGTAAAAAATGAACCATTTTGAGTAATCAAATAAATGTAGATTTTAGCATTTTCTCCTAATCCAACATTCATTACTTTTAATACTCGAGAATCAAGATCTTGAAAAATCTGAGTCCAATATTCTATAGTAGTCTGGCTGAGTTTATTGTTGCCATTGATAATTCTTACTCTAAAAGTATCATCATCTTCTTCATCACGACCTCCTACAGCTTGATATTCGTTTGTACAATCAATATGAGTCAAAGGTCTCGGAATAACTTGAGTTATGCTATTTGCATCTACATTTGTAACTGAACCTACAATTGTACTTCTAACACTTACATATCCATAACCTGATTCGTCAACTACTAACGGAGTATCTACTTCAAAACGTATACCATTCTTATTAATAAAAACTGTATCAAGTCCATATTCAGTACCAGGTTCTGCATAAACTCTTACATGAGTTGAACTACCAAGAGCACCTTTTCTTGGACTTACACCGAATAAAACTGCTGCACGATCAAGATATTCTCCTGTTGCATTCTCAGGAAAAATCTGAGACTCTACAATAGCAATATCTTTTATTGCTTTTTGAGCAACTTTTGCTGTAGCAAACGCTGCTGCATTCACAACAGAACCATCTGCAATATTCGTTGCTTTATTTGTCTTATTTTGAAAAATCTCAATCCAAAGATTTTTCAAATTCGATATTGTTGAATTAACCTTTGTTATCATACAGTAATATTCGTTAAATACTCTTGATTTGTAATAGCTTTAGCTTTTACAGTCAAAAATACATTATCTTCTTTAATTCTCAAATCTAACAATTCAGCCGATTCCCACCTACTATCCCTTTGAAACATATTCATAATACTTTTAAATATAGAAGGATATTGAATTGCGTTTACTGTCGTTCCTATAAATTCATTTGAAATACCGTAATCAGGAAATTCAGGAATTGAACCTGTCAATGAAGATGCAATAATATTCAATGCTTGTATCATTGCATCGTGACCGTTTACCGTAATTAAATCACCCGTCTCATCAAATGAAAATTTTACCGAAATATCTTTACCTAAAATCTTATCACCTATCAAAGTATCAATTACAGTACTTACTTCATTAGAACCAGTATTACGCATATTAATGTAGAAGGTATTTCTCATCCCATCTATATCATCGTAATCTTCTTCTTCTATATATTGAGGCGTTACAATGTTTCTCCAATCGTTTTCAGGATCTTCATCACCTTTCTCTAAAGAAACGGTTTCAAAATCTTCACCCGATCTTAATTTCCTACTTATTTGAATTGTATTATCTCTTCCTATAGAAGAACTTCTCAACCATCTATCTGAATTCTTTATTGTTTCTAACTTTGTTTGAATTTCTGTAAAATCATCTAAAATGTCCCACATTGAAATATCATCCAAAGTATCGCTATGTAAAGAAAATAAAGGTTCTATAACATTTGCACTTGCAATTAGATTATCGAGTGTTTTAAAAGCATCAGCATTAACAATACCTCCTTGATAAAATGATACTATAGATGGATAATAGGTGTTGCTAAAATCCACAAAAGATTTAAAGAACGATTTGATATCGTATCCTGTTATCTGATTGAATTTTTCAAATTTATCCATCTTATAAACTACTTGAAATATCCTTTGCTAAACCATTCACACTTTTTTGTATCGCGTCTGCTGCACAAGCTTTTAATAGAGTTGTCTTAATCTTTGTACTACCTACTACAGCTTCAAGTGGTGCTATAATAGATAGATTTAAATTATACTCCCAAATCATATTCTTTTGTAGATTTTGAGTAAAACTTACACCACTCGGTGGAACGGCAACAAGATAACTCTCGCCAAAAGCCATATTGTAAAAATACAATCTTAATGGTTTACCAGTTTCATCGACACCATTACTTTTATCAATAATACTCTGTAAGATTTTTACACAACCATAACCAGTTTTAATTCCAACATCAAATGGTAAACCTTTTAGAGAAGATGTGTTTTTACCTTGGATTTGATACAATTTTTTCTTACCTGCTGAAAGTGAAAAGGCTATTCCTTGCAATGAAGGTGTATTTCCACTTAATAATATCTTAAACATTCTACCAAAGTTACCTTGAAGAGAAATTGTTTGAGTTACAGCAGTAGGTGATGATAGTACAACAAGACCTCCTAAAGTACTTCTTACTGTATTTCTTTTAGGTTCAGTCTTGTTAATACCATCAGGCATAATTGGAAAAGTAAAAAAGTCAATAGTATTGCCTCTTGAATTAACTAATTCAAGAGAACACATATAATATTCAAAATCATCAGGATATTGTGTTGCAACAACAGACCTTCCAAGATTTTGAATAAGATTCAATGCTTTATTAGCTGCACTATTTGCTATTCCAGATGCCATCAATCAACTTTTTATGTTGTAAAAATACAAATAATATAATCATTTGACAAATTTTAATCAGAAAAAGTTGTTTCGCTTTTAATTTCACTAAAATCTATTTTAGAAATACTTGCAACAGTAGAAATTCCCATTGCAAATCCACCAGCTCCTCCGTCCGTAGGTTTAACACCTGCAGCAGCTTGAGTCCACGCTTGTTTCAAAGTATTTATTTGATTTTGAAGTTCGTCAATTTTACTTATTAGTGTTTCAGCTAAAGTCAAAGGTTCTTTCGCTCCATTCACTTCAACTTTACTGCCTGTAAGAAGCTTGATTAAATTTGGACTTAATGTGATTTTTTCTTCACCTTCTTTAAAAAGAATATCTATATTATCACTATTAATTACAATTTGTTCTTCGCTATTTTTAAAAGAAACGATAATAGCATCGTCACTTACATCTACAATTTCCAAATCATCGTGTAAACTCAGTCTAAACCTATCTTTATCAAATAAAATAGTAGAGGTTTTATCTTCTTCTAACCATTTTACTAATAAAGATTCTAAAGTCATTGTTATTGATCTTTCTTCTTTACCTTCTTCTTCAACTTCTGCTTCAACATTGATAATTTTAGAATTTATTTTTTCATAACTTACAGCATTTATCTCTTTATCTGCAATAATATTTACTTTACCTGAAGATTGAATATTCAACGTTGACTCTTCTGTTCCTACTGATGAAATATTGATTTCTGTAGCTTCTTCAGAATTTACCGTTATATTTATAGATTTATCGTCTGCATTTTCTTCTATACATACAGAAGTTTTATCGTTTATTTTCATAAACCTATGCATATTTTCTTTCCATGCAGGTGATTGATCATCATTTAAAATCGTTCCTATTACAATAGGTGTCGTTCTATAAGGTAAAGAAGCAATTATTACTTGAGTTCCATAACCTCCTTCTTCATCAGGAAAATTAATATTTTGAAGAGCTTCGTTTGTAATTAGAATCTCATTTCTAAAATTTCCTCCATCAGTTATAACAGAAATAGTACCAGTCCTAAGACAAGTTTCTATAAAATTCTTTTTATCAACCTTATAAGGAATTGTTATATAGCCCTTCTCAAGAAGCTCAGGATCATTTTTCTGTTTACGAGGCCTTCCCCCATTATTTCTTCTAACTAATTTCATTGTTTAAACATTTTTCTATTTAAAAAATATTCAAATTGTTCTTTTACTACAGTAGCTTTACTATCTAATGTAACAGTCTTATTACCTTCTTTATCTATAGATTCAATAGCTTGTTTCAACCATTTTGTATCAACGATTCCAAAATAATCAGGTTTAAAAGAAGACATTAATCCTGGTAATTGACTTTCTAATTTATCACCTGAATTATCTTTTCTTAATAACGCTGTTGTTTCTGTAGACGATTTTCTTAATATAGTCATATTCATACCTCTTTCAACTGTAAGAGTAGTCCTTCTTTCAATAGAAGATTCAGAGAATTCAACCATATTATTTACACCTGTCACATAAAACAATTCATCTGTAGCATTATTCATAATAAATGTTCCTACTTTAATTCTCCTATCACCGTGTAGAATGATTGTTCCTCTTCTTGTAAAAGGTAAATAAGTAGAAGATTCTATTATATAAAGTAAATCGTTTAATGCTGCTTGCTGATAATTAACCATATTACCTAACCAAGAATTATCTTTCGTTTTACTTACTCTCAAATACATGTCTCCTACTTCAAGTTTTTTATTACCAAAGTATTCTGCATATTCAGGAAGATATACGATAGGAACCATGGCTAATGCTGTTTCTTTAGTGTTGGCCGTCCAAGCATTTTGAGCATATATTTGATACCAAGAATAAAATCTCGTATCATAATCAAGATTCATTTCATAAATAGAATTGGCTTCAACATCTACATATAAATGATTTTCGACAACTTCTTCAATAGCTTTTTTGTTAAAAGGAGGTTGTCGAATAGTCATATCAATTGTATCTTTGTATGTATCAAAGAAAAATTCTACAAATGGTTGTTGACAAACTCTTTGAACTAAAGACATTAAAGTTCCATTTGGATTTCCAAAACTTGAATCTACTAAGATTCGCTCTGAACATGATTGATCCGCATAAACATTCACAATTTGCCAAATACCATTGACTTTCATTTTTCTCACTCCATCTATAGGGAATGATTCTACACGTTTATCTTTCCATACTGAAAATAAATCATCATCTACTACACCAAGATTTGAACAAACATTAAATATAAACCATACAGTATCTATTATACGTTTAAAAGTATATGCACCTATAAAATCATACGTTCCAGTTAGAGAGTTTCTTTGAAAAAACTGTTCAGCTTGACCTACAATTGCAAATTGACTACTTCCTGCTACATCTTTTAAAGGTAAAAAATAGCTTCCATCGTCTTCAAGTAATTTTTCTATCCCTCTACCACTAAGAGAAATATTATAGGTGTTTTCTTCGGCACTAAGACTGATAGAACATTTATCTACAAATCCTATCATATCCCAAAGAGTGCCTTCTGTCAACTTTTCTTTATCTACAATTAACGATTCAGAAATTGGGAATATCTTTTCATCAGAACTCGATTCTAATTTCAATTTTTCAAATCTAATAAAAATTATATCGTTAAATTGACAAAACTTTTCAAGAAAACTTTTTACAGTATATTGATTCTGATTTACTACATTAAACATTTCAAAATATGTATCACCATACTTTTGAACAGAAGTGCTTCTTGTAGGAAGTAAAGTTAATTCAAAACTACTGTTTTCAATCGTTTTATCTGTAGTTAAACCTGAAATAAAAGGACTGATATCAACTATAGATTTAATCGACTTACAATAAAGATAAACTTTAGCATTTATAGAAGCTGTTTTTGTTGACCAACCTTTTTCAGCTTCTGTACTCGTTACTTTATCATAAGAAACATAACCAGAGTCGTTTATAATATCATTATAATGTTTGGAAAACAATAACTTATAATCAGCTTGGTTATAACGAGAATCTTTATTAGGAGCATCTTCAATAATCAAAGTAAGTTCTGAAGTAGGGAGTCTTAGCGGAGTACCAGATTTTATATAAGGTAATGTTCCGTTATCATAATCACTTTGATATTTCTGTTTTTCTAATTTATCATACATTTTCCATGTAGCATCTAAATTAGTAATTTCAGATTGCTCACCACCTTCATTTTTTATAGGAAATGAAAATAATGTTTTCACATCAAAAGTTTCTACTCCTTCAGGAACCTTTCTCTGCCAATCCTTACAGAATTCTTCAGGATCAGTTTTCTTACTTATATTTAATGTAAAATACTGTTTCGGTGACATATCAATTTGGTAATTCTATAGTCATTGTCTTAAAATCTGTTCTCAATCTATCAATACTTTCTCTTAACATATCTTGAGATTTTCTCATAGAATCAAATTCAGCTTTAGGGAACATTAGAGAACCAAAAGCATTTATATCAGGATTTTGAGTTGCTTGGTTTTCTCTTGTAGCTTTCGGTCTATAAGTATTTGTTCTTTGATCATATTCTCCTAAAGCTGATTCGTAAGTTTCTACACCAGTCATTTCAGAAACTCTTGCATTTTTCAATATTTGCAATTTTCTTGCTTTTGCAGTAATAAAGGCTCTTTCTTTTAAAGTTTCAAATTCTTCATCTGTTAAATTTCCTGCTTTATGCTCAATATTCAATTTTCTCAACATTTCAGAATATTCTCTTCTATAAGATGTACCATAATCACTACCATCTTTACTAAAAATATCGATATTCTTAGTCCTTTCTTTCATCTTATCCCAATACTGCTCTCCTGGATCCATCTTCATATTCATCATTTCTACTTCTGCAAGAATTTTCTGCAATAAACCTACGTTTTGTTGTCCATAAGTCAACATACGATTGTTATAAGATTTGAAATCTCCTTCAATTCCTGTAATACCTTTTGCAATATTTTTTGAGTAGGTTAGTTCATTTTCTGAAGCTTCTTTAACATTCTTCTCAATAGTTGTTTTAAGTTCATCAAAATTTATCTTATTCCCACCTTTAAACAAACCTTCTATATCAGTAGCAGATAAACCTGGGAACATTTGTTCTAATGCTGTAAATGTAGCTTGTTTGTTTCCTCCAGTTAATTCTTGAAGTCTGTTCAATGAATAAAATAAAGTATCAAGCCCTTTTCCTTGAGTCCAATTATCTTGCATTACTTTAAAATCTGATAATTGTGCTCCAGGATTAAGTTCAAAAAACGATCTCATTAAAAGAGCTCTTGTATTCTCATCATTAGAAATGTTCTGACCTGTAAACGCTTGCTGATACCTTTCAAGTTGTCTTCCTCTTGCTCCTGTAAACGATCTAATACCAGCTAATGCAGATGTTAATCTTACAGCATCTACTTCTCCAGTGCGAGACAAGATTCTTTCAGTCGATTGATTAAATGTTGTTAGAGATTCTTCAATTGTAGAAGCTATTTCTTCGAAAGGTAATCTTAATTCTTTCATCGTCCTTTCGAAAATACTTATAACTTCGGAACCTGTTGTTCTTTCGTTTGTATTAAAACGCATTGAACCTTGTAAAGCATTAATTGCTGAAGGACTTATACCGAATAATCTTTCTACAGCCATTAATGATTGTGCTTCACTTGCACTACGAATTCTACCTCCTGAAGCTCTAAGTAATTGCGCTCGTCTTTCGCCATATTCACCTATATCCATTCCAAGAGCATGTGCTGCATAAGAACCTTCTCTCGAAGCCATTCCTGTTGCTCCTGAAATAGAAAGACCCATTGTTTGAGCTAAAGAAATTAATTGATTTTGAGTTTGTCTTAACGCTTGAAGACCTGTCATCGCCATTTCTCCTTGCGTTTCGTATTTTGTCTCAATGCTTTGAGCAATGTATTTTCCTACGATAGGTATCCATCTGAAATAATCAGCTTCATTTGCACCTCGTGTGCGAAGAGATAATCCTACATTTGAAATAGGATCAGTATACATCGCTTGAGCTTCAGCTCTTTGATTTCTTAAATACCTTGTACCAAATAAATCTATAAATTGTCTTCCATATTTCAATAACTCTTGTGTAAGTGTTGCTGTAATTCCTCCTACAATTCCACCTCTAACACCTCCACCACCTGGAACTATAGGACTACCACTTGTTCCACCACCTGAAGTAGTATTATCTTCTATAATAGATACTGATGCTCCGATAACATCAAGATAGCGATTAATAAGTTTTGTCTCATTGACAATCTCTCTATTGCTTGCACTGATACCTTCAAGTGAAGAATTCAACTTTTCTCTTAACGCAGATATAGAACTTATTATTTTATCTATATTATCATTATTATTGTTAGGTTGTTGAATTCTCTGTCTATCGTTATTTCTATCTTCGTCATTAGAAATATCACGGACTCTTTCTCTCGATAAAGAAGATAAATCTTGTCTTAAATCACGAACACTATTTCGTATATCTATTAAAATATCTTCGTAGGAATTTTTATTTTCATCAGGTCTTTCTGAAGTAAGATAATCACGAATAGAAACTACAGATTTTTCTACATCTCTCATTACATTTGCAAGATCAGATATAGCTGCAGCTTGAGTTCCTCTTCTTGGCGTTGGAGTTCTTCTGCTTCCACCTTCTTCAGATTGAACATCCCAAGTAATAGAATTTTCTCCTTGATTATATATTCCTCCTGATTGTTGTTGTCTTAAATCAGCTAACATCTTTTCAAGAGAAACTCTATCAGTCATTAACGATAATTGCTGTCTTAACTGATTTAGAGATTGTTCAGTTGCTTGACGAGATTTTTCTTCTGAATTATTTATATCGCGATAAAGAGATATAATTTCATCTCTCAATCGTCTCATTTCAGATAAATCTGCTGAAACTCTTATCTTTTTATCTTCGGCCATTTCACTTATTCTTTAATGCAGCATTTTCTCTTTCTTCGATCATTCTTGCTTCTTCTAAGAATACTTCGATATCGTTTTCTGTAATTTCGTTAGAATGAGAATTCGAATCTAAATCATCTTTTTTCAACCACTGTCCTATATTAGGAATATATTTTTCTTCTTTTGCGTTTTTCTTCTTTTGCTCATATTCATCAAATAAAACATCTTCTTGAAATTCCATCATCTGATGAAAAAAAGAACATTCCCTATGAGCAGGTGACATAAATGCAATATTATGTTTCTTTCTCCACCATGAGTCATAGGGAAATTCGTTATTCCATCGAATCATAAAAGACTTTATATCTTCGACAGTTTTCATAAATTTCTAAGTATTAAGATTTCAACAAATCGTATCCTTCTTTTAAGAAAGGAAAAATTTGTTCTAAATAAATTTTTCTTAATTCTTGAAAATCCTGTAATCCTAATTCACTCAACGAACCTACTTTCAAATCTCGTAACAATTGTGGACAAATAACGCTAAGAGTTGCTTCAATATCAATTGCATCTAATGCATTAGATGCAGATACAGTTGGATTTTGAAGTAAAGTGTTATAATAACCACCACTCAATCTTTGTTTATTCACTTCAATTTGATAATACTGTCCAACATTAGGAAATTGAACCGTATAATCTTTTCCTTTGATTGTAACGACTTTTTGTTCTTGCATAACGAAATAAAATTTAATCTTGATAAAGATACTAACTTATTTTAAATCAACAAACTCTTTGATATCTAAACTTTCTTTTATTATCTCAAGTAAATCTTCCCAACTATCAGGAAGATTATCGTGTTTAGAACTATTATCTTTTGCCCATAACGGTTGCAAATTTCTATAATTAAAACAAATTTTTTGATGAATAGGATTTCTCAAATCAAATCTTGCACAAGGTATAATATGATCAATATGCCATTCACCATAATTCTCCCACGTCATTCCAGGTTCAAATTGTTGTTCAAGATGAACTTTCAGTTCATCAAGAGAACAACCGAGAAGATCGATACTGTGACTTGACTTATAACCTTTTGTAACTGCAGAACGAACTCTATTTCTTAAACTACTTTCTATTTTATAATTAATATCTGTCTTGTATTTTTCATTTCTATAATTTCTTCTTTTTGCTCTTCCGTGTTCAGATATATTATATTTATGTAAAGACTTTCTATAACTTTCTGATTTTAAATAATTCATCAATTTAACTCTTCCATATTCAGACTCTCTAAATTCTTTCTGTTTTCTTCTATTATACTCTTTAAATTCTTCTGTTTGCATTCGTTTTTCTTGATATTCTCGTCTACAATCTTTACACCAGGAATCGTATCCACATGGTTGATATTTATCCTTGTGAAAGTTTGAAATTTCAAGAATTCTATTACATTTACAACATCTTAATACAAGAACACCGTTTTCATTTTGTTCAACTTTTCTAATAACTCTTTTAGAAGGTTGTTTATGTTCTTGATAATACTTTTTACATCTTATCTTTGCTTTTTCCTTCCATTCTTCATCTTGACTTCTTCTGATTGTTTGTCGTTTCTCACATGCTTTACCTTTTTCTGTTTGATAATACTTTTTTCGAGCTCGCTTTGCGACTTCTTTACCTTCTTCTGATTTTCTATACTTTAAACAACAATCTTTGCATCTTATATTTAATCCATCTGATTTAGTTTTGTCTTTATTAAATTGACTTATAGGAAGTTCTCTGTTACATCCTGGACATATTTTTAATCCTGTTTCAAAATTAGCTCTCATAAATTCCTTTATTTATGTATCCTATTATACCTTAATTAAATGTATAAAATATGGCAACGTAGTGTTGCCATAAATTATTAGAGATTTGCAGTGGTGATCGGTGATAAATACGTACCAGATATATTGATTCCTGCAACTCCACCCTCAGCAATGCTAAACGTCTGACCGTTAACAAAACACGGATTCAACTGACAAATCGTTTCACCTGTAGGATCTGTTGCAGTTACAAGACCTGTAGTTTCATCTTTAGTTGAAATCAACTTTCTATACACTGTAATAGCAAATCCAAGTTCTCCAAGAACCAATGTATCAAGAACTGCTTTTACAGAACCAAGTCTATGAATCATTCCTTCTACAACAGGTTGTTTAAAACTAATGAAAAATTGATCAACTGTAAAATTACACTGATATCCAACTGCAGGAACTTCCTGTAAAGTCAAATTTCCTAAACCTTGAACATTCGCTCTTTGAACGTTCTCAGTACATTGCAGGTTACGTACATAACCTGCAATCTGATTATTTATTCTAATAAACGCCTGAGGCGCTGAAAATACTGCTGACATATTCTTTCAATTTAAAATTATCGAATTAAAAATCCTGTAAAGAATAGCTTAGTAATTTCGTTATTTACTCGAATCTTGTAAGTAACAAACCAAGCATCTTCTTTACGCGTTACAACTACATCTTGGAAAGCGAGTAACAAATTATCTGTTTCATTAGTAGCTGTTCTACTCTGCAAATAAGCAACCGTCCAATCCTTAACTGCCCCTGCACTTAAAGTATTAACGTTTACACCATTTTCTTGACCTAACAAATCAATTTCAGCATTTACAACCAATTCTTTATTGATTTGGTCTACAATACGCATAAATTGAATAGAATAAGATTGACCTTTTGCATTGAACAAATTTGCATTATCTTGTAGTGTATTTACACCTTGAAGAACAACAAATTTATTCAAATAATCATTCTTCACTGTAACAAGAATACCATTTTTCAACGCTTTTACTTGTTCAGATTCTGTTAAAATATGACGTATTCTATCAATACCAATGCTCTTATTCGTTACAGGAATCATCGGTTCTTTACCTGCTGTACGACCTAATTGTGCACACAGATTATACATAACTGTCCACCAACGATATTTCTGAGGTGCTATATCAGAAGCAAGTCCTACATCTCCATGAGTCAAAACGATGTGATCACTATCAAAACCTTTTGCAAGATCAATAGATTTAGAATAATCTGCCGGAGTCTCATATCCACCTACAAACAGTTGATGCGGAAATTTAGCATCAAAATTCATGTGTTTGATATATGCTTTTGTAAGCGCTGAATTTGCTTTGTCACCATATTGATCTGTAAATACAAAACTATAGTCCAAACCTATAATTTGTTCAAGAACTGCTTCAAAATTAGCTTGGTTATAAGTTTCTGAACCACCTGATGCTAATATAAACTTATTTAATAAATTCTGTACATCACTTTTAGATACAGTTCCTTCACCTTTAACTTGAGAAGTAGAATCAAACACAAAGGCTTGCGCAAAAGTAGAATCAGTCTGAGCCCATTCTATAAGAGTTTTAATATTATTAAATTCAGGTGATTGAACTACGAGTGTAGGTGTAGAAGCTAAAGCTGAAATTTCACCATAAGGTAATCCATCTTCAGCAGTTCCAGTGTAAGAACCAACATAAAAACTTAAAATCCACTTTTCAGAATCTTCTACTCCAGGTGTAATCACATAACCATAACCAGTAGCTAAATTATCACCTTCTTTAACACCATTTGCAACTGTTCCTTCATCAAGAGTATTTACTACAAATGTTCCTCCTGCTGTAGAAGTAAAGGTCATCTTTGCCGGCTTTGTTTCTGCTGCTCTCACAAAGAGAATTTCTGAAACACCTATTGCTGCAGGATTACTCGGATCAGGAGTAAACAAAGCTTCAGCAATCTTCCAATACATACCTCCTTTTACGAAAGAACGAAAATCAGAAATATTGTCAAATGAATATATAGTATCTTGACCTTGAGAATTAGTTCCTTTAATACCAGCTCCACCTCCAAAACCAGCTCCAAATTCACCTGTATCTATAATAAGAACTTTTCCATAATCAAGATTTCGTGCAGGATTATTTTCTCCCGATACTATCGTTGAATAAGCTCCCGGAAGAGTTATCTGACGATTTGAAAAGACTATTGTACTTGGCATATAATTTACTTTTAATTAAACGAATTTCTTGTATTTTATATTATATATTGTTTCAAACATCTAAAAGTACGAACTTATTTTTACATCTGCAAATTAATAAGATAAAATATTCCCCGAACTCTCTAATGTAGACATTAAACCTGCATCTGCAAATAAAACTTTCTTTAATAAAGGCATTTCTTCAATAGTTGGTACATGTTCATCAGAAGTTAAATTAAGTCCAATACTTCTCAAAAAAAATGGTAATGGTATTACATCTGCATTTATCATTACCTCTTTCATAGAAAATGAAATCGATTGAAATGATTGTGATAAAATATTGTAACTGCCAAGCAATAATGAATAAAGAATCTCACTCATTAATATAGATTCTAAAAAATTATCTGAAACACACATTACTTCAAACTCGTAATTACGAGAATCTCTAAGAATCATTTTACCTGTATGATCAAATTGACCTGTGAGTTTACCTATAGAATTAAATTCACTTGTCCTCTTACTTGGTTCTCTTACAACATAAGCAGGAGTTTTTGCCTTATCTTTAGGAAATTCGAGTAATACTCTCAAATTTCTTGGATTTGAATCATTTCTTAGGAATAACTTTTTACCTTGCTCGTAAAAATCAAAATTACCATCTTTTACACCATAAAAAGTTTTATGCAAAAAAGTATTTTCTTCTGCATTATTTTTATAATCTTCTTGAACAAAGATAAGTAATCTTGTAATAATTGCTTTAATCTGTGTAATTTGTAACATACTACCTCTCTTTAAAAATTCTTTCTAATGTTTCATCTATAGCTATATCTGCTATTGTAGCTATATTAGCTAATTGTAACGCTTTATCCATTAATTTTTTAGCTTCGATTCCTCCATTAAACCAACTATTAGGATCTGATTTATCACTTACTCTACGGAATGTCATATATTGACTTCTCTTTTCTTTATTAGAACTTGAAGCTTCAACTCTGACTAATCCTTCGTATTTAGCAGCTTTATGAATATACTCGGGAACCTTTAATCCTGGAGTATCAATTGCCTTTCTTGAACCTGGAGTTTGTTGATTTATAGGAAGTTGCTCTCTTTTAAGAGGCGTTTGAGAATTCTTAGCTAAAGTATAAACGTCTTGTGGAAGAATTGAACTAAATACTCCTGACTCTGCTATTGCTTCAGGTGTAGCATGTCGAAATGGAACAGTTATATAAAATCCACCATTCTTTTTTTGCTTAGCTTTAGACGAAGCAAGTAATCCAGGTTTCTCGTCAAATGGTGGAGCACCTTCTTCTACCATTAATGCTAATGGTGATTCTCTTGCAGATAGACCAAAAACAACTTCAAGTGGTGAAGTTCTATCAATATACATTGCTTTCAAATACTCTTGACGAGATTTACTAAGTTCTCTTCCTACTAAATCTCTCCATCTTTCATAGTATTCTTGTACTACACGATCAATAATTGCAGCACCAAGTAAATTAGTTTCTTCTCCTGATAAACTAAATTCACCAACTACTTCATCAAGGTCTATTCTAATAGGGAGCATTATACATTTTCATTAATTATCACACCACTTCCATCAAAATTAGGTTTATCTGCTGCTATCAAATGAGTTAACCTTACAATTGCTTGTATAGGTAATTGAATTTTCTTTTGTTGTCCTGATACCTTATCTGTATTCCATGAAGATCTAATAAAGTGCGGCAAATCAATTGTATGTCCTTCTACAAAATGTTTGTAATAAACACTTATATAGCCATTTTCAGGTATTTCATCTATATCTAAAATCAAACAATAGGGATTATCTTTATTTATACGAGAATTCGTAGTTTTCTTCAGTTTTTTATCAGAAGCTTCAAAAGAATAAAGAGCTAATAATTCTTGTATTTTATATGTTGTAAAAACAAAATAAACGCCGTCATTTTCTCTTATTTTCAAATTCTCACTAAAATAAGAATACTCTGTTAAAAAAGTAACTCTATCGTAATAGGAGAGATTTGCTTTATCTACATCCATTACAGTTACAGCATAAGTTCCTAAAAGTTCAGACGACCAATTCTTATATTGAGTTGTTTGATTGATACCTGTAATAAGAGCTTTTGTTTTTATAGGATTTACATAGAAATAACCTGTACCAAAACAATTCTGACAATCAGGTAAAGCAGCTTCTTCTCCATGACAAGGACAACGTAGAGCTTTTTCTAACAACACTTCGTAGCCTTTGGCCCACACCGATTGGTCGAAGTCTGATTTTATAAATTCAGGTCTAAAATTGCTATAACCTGGAGAAGTCTGTTGTAATATATTCCTACTCTCTGCCATAATTTAAAACACTCTAAATTTAGGTTGATCGTAAACAAGTTTTATTCTACCGACAGTTTCTTTTATCTCTGTCTGATATGACTTTATTCTCGCAGAATATGCAGCATTTTCAGCCGAAGATGTAGTCCCAATACTCTGACTTAATCCATCAATACTCAAACTTTGATTAGCAATACCTGCACCAATAACAAGATCACCTGCCACATTCAAAGGACCGAAAGTTGCTAACATCCCTACTATATTCAATAAATCCATAGGTAAATCATCGATATCCCAACCTGTTATATACTGTATTCTCCAGTAATCAGGAATATTGTCAAATCTCTGCATTCCAACTTGTGATGTAATACCTGTTAAAATTACTTGTGCATTACCTTGAGTTGTAGATGAGCCTGTAGGAACCACACTTATCCTTCTCTTACCTTGACCCATTGCTGTATCATATTCACAAAACAACCATCCTTGTGGATAAATTATTTGTTCCATTTTATTCAACATACCTATCATGGATAAAGGTTCTCGTACAGGATAATTTGTTAACAGAATAGGAAATTCTTGCCAATAATCTTGTCTATAATAAGGAAGAGTTTGGTCAACTAACTGTTTACAAAATCGAAGATTGAACCACTTCTCAACCTGCTTTTGAGCCATTTCGATATATTTTCGAATAGATTCATTTGAAAATGAAGTTCCTTGTCCTCCATCTATCTTTATACCAAATAAATACATAGCCCATATTTCAGCAACAGAAAAAACTAAGCCTGAATTCTTTTTGTATTTTATTGTAAATGTTAGTTGACCCATATTCTTTATTTTATTTTTGATAAAATCATAGTAATAATTTCATCTTTATTCTTTCCTTCTAAATCTTCATCTGTATATTGACCACCATCTTCACTTTTGGCAACACTAATCAATTCATCTTTCTTCATTGATTTAAGATCTCTCAAAAGTTCACCATCAACATCCTGATTATTTTCATCTTTTGATTCTTCTTCGATTTTGAAATTATTGTTCTCAGATTCTTTTTTAGAATTTTTCATTCCTTCAACAACAGATTTCCAATTTTCAATTTCCTTATCCTTTTGACTGATCGTTATTTTTTGAGTTTCAATGATACCTTTCAATCTTGCAATTTCATCTTCATACTCTTTATAATTCTCCTTTACCTCATTACAAATCGAATCTTCGAATTTTGTACGATATTCAGGTTCATCGCCTTCTTTATAGATATTAGGAAACTTCTTATCACAAATCTCTTTCCAAATCTCTTTACTAATTTCTGCAACACCATTCTGAAATTGAACTGCACCGTTATCAAACATCAGATTGTGATTAACATAAATACGACTTTTTACTTTCATAATAACAAATTTAAAAAACAAAAGAGGAAGGAGTTTATTTTCTCCCTCCTCTTTTTAATTAAGTGAATAATCTTATTTAATTACAAACCCTCTTCACCAATATTTACAATACGAACAATCTTAGCAGGCTGGTAATAAACCGGAGTACCGTAATTCAAAATTGCAAATCTACGAGACGGAGCTGTAATAGCAAAATCCATCTTCATAGTATCAGCAAATTGCAAATACTCGTTAATCTGATTATCATTGTAATAAACCAAAGCAGATTTAGTACCAGCGATAATACGGTTACGGTCTCTTACACAATTAGTATCAGCACCATCGTATCCAGTTGCCATCTGATTAGCAGGAACTTCGAAGATAGGATAATATTCAGTATTAGCATTCAATACTGCATTCTTCTTCGTACGATAAATAACAAAGCTGGTTGCTTGATATGCACCACCTACATTTGCAGTAAATCCAAATTCAACAGAATCTGTTGCAGTCACAGCACGTGCATCCCTTGAAGTTACATTCAACGGAGCGGATTCACCATAACGGTTCTTAGCTGTTACAAGATAACCATAAGAACCAGCATGTTGACTAAAATTAGTCTTAGTATCTGCTGCATTAACTTTGATTGCTATTCCTTGTACCGGAGTAAGCGGAGCTTTTGCTGAAGTAGCTTGTTTACCTACAGTAATAGGTTTGCGCTCATCAAAGTAACGGTCATTCTTAATATTAATCTTACCAAACTGAGTAGTAACATCGTTTACAGATTGACCCATTGTTGCACCTGTAACAGAGCCACCCATACCAACAATAACACGTTTACTTTCGTGGAACTGTTTTACATAATTGTTAAATACAATCGGATTAGAAATAATTCGATCGATATAACCATTATAAACATTAACTACTACATTAGCAGCATCTTGAATCAAAGAATCGTTCAAAACCTGACCTTGAGCATCAATAACAGCCGGAGAATTGAAGTAGGTGTCAAGCAGTTGCTCAGTAGTCTTACCTTCTGCAGTACCACCATCCATTTCATTCAAACCAAGCAAATGCTGGCGGAAGAAACCATCGAATTGTTCAGGAACACAAGTTGAATCAGCGTCTACCAAACGAGCATCGATAATCGTCTGCAAAAGGATAGTCTTGTTTTCAACTTCTTTCAGATACATATTCATGTTACCAGCAAGCTTTGCCAATGTAGCAGGATGAGTTACTTGACCGGTTACACCCATATACTTGGTCAAGATTGATTTACGTCTGTATTGAGAATCTGTTTCTTCCGGCGTTTCACCTTCAGTATTAAAGATACCAACTTCTTCACCGTATTTATACAACTGATTGTACTGATGAACGTTATTATCAATCTTATGTTTCGGCATTTCCATGTAGTATACCAACTGATTCAAACGGTTGGTCAAAATTTTCAAAACTGAATCCAGAGATTCAACTTTCAAACCGCCACCGTTATTAATCATGTTGTTATATTGCATACCGGTCATAGAACCGGCTTCCATGGCTTTCAATACTTCTTGTGCAGAAATACCATCGAGCAAATCTACACCATTACCACTTTGATTATAATTGTATAAATCCATATATTTATTAATTAAATTTTTAACGAATTATTTCACAAACTTAACACCTTTACCGTACATATAACGAGCAAGATTTTCTCCTACTGTTTCAGCTTCAGGATTCATCAAAAATGCCAAAGCATCTGATTCCAGAGATTTTTTAATTTCATCATCTTTAATTCCATCAAGAGCTTTTGAAATGGCCTGAGAAGCTATAGAACGTTGAGTTACGATATTAATTTCTGTCTTACCTTCTTCATCTTTCTCAAAAGACATTGATTTCTGAATTGCAGAAAGATTTACCAAACCTTCAGAACGGAAAGAAGGAGTCTGTTCTTTTAGAGCTTTAACATCTTCTCTCAATCCTTCGATTGATTTCTGCAAACTTTCAAATAGAGGGTTAATAGATTTTGCAAAAGAATCCCCAATTGATTTCTGAATCTTTTCTGCAGTTTCTTTTTCATCTTCTTTAACCTTCTCTTCTTTCTCAACAGCTTCTTTCTCGAGCTTATTGATATCGTCTTCCTGTTTTGTTTCAGATTCGTGAGCTCCTGCTGCATCTTCAGATTTCAAAATAATTTCGCCTGATTCGATTCCTTTCAAAATATAATCATCTGAAAAACCTACACTCTTCAAAAGTTGAACTGTAGGATCTTTTAAAATTTTTTCATTCATATTGTCTAAAAATTATTTGTTTACGTAAAAATAAAAACTATGTTTCAGATATCAAATTATTTCATCGAATTTTGAATAAAATCTTTCAAAATATCGATAGATATATGTCCCTCTAAATAACTTTTATAAAGATTTTTAAAGATTTCATCTTTCTTAGGTGATAGCTTTGAAATTTTGATTTTAAAATCTTTATCTATAGTTATTAATTGACCATCTCTTTCTAATTCAAGAAGAATTTGCGTAGTTTCAAAATCTTTATCAGATTCAAAATCACAATCAATATAATCTTTCGTTTGTTTACCTTTTACTAAATCAGCAAATGTATTGGCGTTAACAGGTGTCATCGTCATTGCAAGATTGGTAATAAGAGCTTTCTTTATTTTTTTAGGATTGTTCTTATCTCTTTCTAATGCCTTACCTTCGATACTAAATCCAGGTTTACGATCTGCACCAGATTCTCTCATCTCTAAAGCCTTATCGTAAAAAGCTCTTGCTTCAGGAGATTTTTTCCACAATTGACATTTTACATAAAACTTATTATCGATAACTTTTGCTGATAAAGGATTACCAATCCAAAAACGAGATTTATTTATAGGGGATCTTGTTGTTAAGTGATCAAGATTGATTAATCCATGTTTTAAAAAACGGTCAATAATAAAACCATTTGGTTCCATTGATTCACCTTCACTATCCTCAGATGTATCTGAAGCTAATCCTTCGAAGATCATCTTTTCATACCTTCTATCATCACCTACAGGATAATCTAAAGGATTAAAATCAGACTTTAAAAAATCTGCTTCTGTGAAAAAATTAAATCTTGAACCTACTTCAAACATTTTATATTTTTACTTAATCACCGAATCTAAAAATTTATCGATTACTTCATCAATCTCTTTATATCTCCTCACTCTTATCCAATCTTTTTCTAATACTTTCTTTCTTGTACCCATAATAGCTCCAAAAATAGCTGCATTAGTATCTGTATCCTCACCAAGATTTACAATATAACACAAATCTTCAAAAAGTGTCGAATTTTTATTTTCTTGAGCTAAATAATTATCAATCACAAGGTTATATGTATTTATCACATCGCCAGCATTTTGATAATCATTTACTTCAAGATTTTCTGTCGGTAAATCTCGTAACAATTTTTTAAGTACGCAACAAAAATCAGAACCAAACTTAAAACAATTGTTATTATTATGAGTATAACTACAAAACATTTTGAAGATCCTTCTTGTATAATCATCGGAATCATTCAAAGTGGCTATAGCTATAGGAAGAGAATAAAATAAGGCTCCATTTCCCATTCTATCACTTTCTTTACATCCTCTTTGCATAATTGATTGACATGTTTGTCCTCCTATATCAAAACAATAACTACCAGCATTAAAACCTACATCGTTATACCATAAATATAAGTTTTTCTGGAATTGTTTGAATTTCCAAAGAGCAGTCTTACCTTCATTAGATAAAGCATCAATTAAACAAAGTAAAACAGATGTATCATCCGACCAAGTTCCTTCTATTTGATTATGAAACCCTCCTGAGGAAAAATCGTTACAATAAAAAGAACCTTCTTTTTTAAATTCAAAAGGAACTCCAAGTGTATCACCTATAATATAGGCTCTAATACTATTTTTTATTTTTTCTCTCATTATCGATAAATTTCTCAATATTTCTAATCGCAATGTCAACCATTTCATCAGTTGCCTTTTTTCTTTCTTCATTAGTTGCTCTATGAATAATGCTTACACCACTTGCATCATTCCAACGGAGATGAACTGATTTTTTTTCTTCTTTCTTCATAATCTATCTTTTTAATTATCTAAAGATACACCTTTTAGACCACATATACAACTTTTGCTATAAAAATTATACAATTTCGACTACAATTGAATTGGTTCCTTTAGCAATAACTTTATATTTCGAATTCTTTTGAGCTAAATATTCTGTTTCATAAGGATTATTGATATTAGAAATTTTATCACCTTTCTTTGCTAAAAGAGTAACTTGAAGATCGTCACCAAAATTAGCAAGTTGTCGTAAAGAAAATGAAGTAAAGCTTTTATCTTCTATAACATCTCCGACATTTGCTCCTATCCATTGATTTAATGCATTTATATCAGATATTGTATTAACATCCATTCTTCTATTCAAAACCAAATTATCTTCAAGAGGATTTTTATCTATAAAAGATGAAATGATAGAAGACATTTGACTAAATTGTGAATTCTCTGATTTACCAAGGTTAAACTCTCTTATTCCTACATAACCTTCTCCTTTGTAGAAATCTAACGCCTTCTTCTCTGTTTCATTAGTTCTATTTCTATCAGCTTTGTAAAAAAGTTTCGATTCGTTTTCTTCAGTAAAATGTCTATAATCTTTACCATTATATTCTGAATATAACATACCATTTGCAATAGGTAAACAACCAGATTTTATCAATTCTTTATTCATAGCCATTTTCATACTGGGATTTACTTTTGCATATACATCCAATAAATATTGATAATTCGAATCTTTTATATTGTTTCTAATGAAACCTAAATTCCTTTCCTCTATAGAATTTATATTTTGTTCTAATTCTTTAAATACTTTATTAAATCTATCCAATTGATCCTCTGTTAAATTTCCCTTTGCAGAATTTCGTTTTGAAACATAATCTTTAAATTCTTCTACGTTTTCAAAATGTAAAGTAGTAGATTTAGAAGAGTCGTCTTTTGTCAATTCATTGATTTTAGATTTCAATCTAATAAGACTATTTTCCCAAGATATCTCTTCACCCGTATCTTGATTCTTTAACGTATATATAGTATCATTTCCTTTATCAATAGAAGATAATCTAAATGTAACGTTATCTTTTGTAAATTCAACATCCGATCCTCCCTCTAACGCTTGTGTTGTATTACCGAAAAAGAGTTGACCTGCAGAATTAAATACTTGCATTTTCTTAACAGGTTTATTTATTTTCTCCTCAACTTTTTCTTGTTTTTGAACACCTTCCTTTTCAGATTCTTTCAATTTATTTTCAAAAGCCTCTTTAACACGTTTTTTAAATTCAACAAGAGATTCTTTAGGTTCAGATTCCATATAAAACTTACCTTTTTTAGCCTTATAACGATCTTCGCCTTTCATATTAAGAACAATTGTTTGTCCATCAACTTTTACATAAGTCTGAGTAATCTTTTTAAAACCGTTCAATTTATCAAGTTTTTCATCTATCTTAGATGAAATATCTTCTTTCAATTTATCAAGTTTCTTATTTAAAGTTTCTTCAGTGACACTTTCAGATTTCTTCTGTTTTAGAGTTTTCAACTTCTCTTTGATTTGATTTAACATCTCTTCACCAAGTTTAAGTTCACCTTTCTTTTGCGCATCCAAAAGTTTTTGTAAAGTATCGATTATTTTATCAGAACCATCATCCTCTTTTTTAGGATTTCTTTTACTCAACTCTTCTTGTGCAGCTTGTTTAATTTCAGGTGAAGCATCTTTATCATTTATTGCTGCTTGAAGTTGTTCGTCACTTGCTTTAGAAGCATAAGAATTTACATCATTTACTTTAGAAGATGTTTTCTCTGTTTGATCATCTTCTTTTTTAGTTTTCTTAGCACCACTTTTTGGTTTCCAACCATTTTCAGTTTTAACATAAGTCTTACCATTACTGTAGGTCCTCTCTGTACCAATAGGTGCACCTTTCTTACTCTTTTCTATAATTTCGTCCATAAATTGTTGCATATCATTCGTATTAGTCGTATCTTTAGGCAGTGAAAGAGCGCTGGAGCTTATTAAGGGATTGTGCCTTGCCGAGTCCATATTATTAGAACTATTAGGTCCATCAAATATAGTCGAGCTCTTTCTTATCTTATCTTCAATTTTAACAGCTTTATTATAAGATGTCAATATCCAAAATTTATCTCTAAAATTATCATCTTGATCATAAACTACAGATTTTACAAGTGTTACTTGCCAATCTCCTTTATAGAGATTTACTTTTGTTCCATTTTCATAAAACTTTCCTAATTTTCCATTTTTCAATATATCTGAAATCTTATTTACAATATCCTCATAAGATTTAAAATCATTCTGTTCTATAAGATGCCTCTTTTTGATATGACGAAGACCTTTACCTTTATCTCCCCAAACAATATCTATTTTCCCAAGATCTTCTCTTTCTATAGCTCCAATTACTTGACCATTTCTTTCTTTCAAAAGAAAATCAATAGCTTCTTTAGGCTTACCTGCAAATTCTGAATGATTTTTGCCAAATACTTTTAACTCGTCTTGAGAATATTGTTCTTTACCAACTTTTTGTCCTTTTGCTACTCGCCAACTACCGTCAGGTTGTTTTTGATATTTTACACCATTACTATGTACTCTTATCTCACCAACAGAAGCTCTACGAGCTTTCATCAGTTCATCAAATCCACTTTGAAATTCTACTGACATATTTTCAAATCATTTAAAATGATAGTCTTGAATTATTGTCCTCAGCAAAGTCAACCCCGCAGTACAATGATATTCAAGACTATCTTACAAATTTTAATGAAGTTGTAAACGATATTTCGTTTGTTTCAACGTTGCAAGAAAATCTTCTATCCATGACATTTCACCAACATAATCGATATTATCTTCAATAACTTCGTGGAAATCTTTTGTACGCTCAATAATCAAATCAATCAATTTAATCGGATCGTTTTCTTCAATTTTTTCACCGTTGATTTCTCCATCTCCAAAACGACCAAAACCACTTTGACCAGCTTCCATTATTTTATCTTCGTAGTCAAGTAATTCATCAATCAAATCATCAAGATAAACATGTTTAGAATTATCTAATTCTCCCCAATGAATATTCTTAACTCTTGTTTTTACTCCTTCAAGAAAATTAGCATAGTCTGCAAAAACACCGTACATCAAATCTTTTGCTTTTTCAATATCTATGTTCTCAGATTTGTTAAACCAATTTGTTCTCTTTTTATTAAGAATATCTCTTACTTTCCATTGTACTGCCGTTTTATCAATCAATTGATCATCTCTATGAAAAACTCTCGATTTAGACCTTACTTTTTCGATTTCACCATTTTCTCTTTCAAAAACGTATTTACCGTTTTCTTCACCTTTATAAGTAAGTTTTGCACTTGTAGGAAATTCATTAATATGAACAACTTCTCCAGGTTTTAATTCAGATGCTTTTATACCCCAACCTTTAGTATATTCATTAATCATTTTATCAATTTTAGGTCTTATAACATGAGACATTGTTAATTCATTTGTATCTTCATCTACAAGACCTTCGTTAAGAATATCCTTTGCAATATTTTCAGCAATCTCAAAAGAACGTTTATCCATTCCAGAATATCTCTCACTCTTCTCTTTTTCAAAACGTTCACGCGGAGTCATTTCTTTTTTCTTTAATCTCCAACCTTTATCAGTTTTAACATATTGTTTACCATTATAAGTCTTTTCTGTACCAACTGGATAACCTTTTCTCGCTTTTTCAATCTGAGAACCGTCGTCTAAAGAAGGATCACTCCAAGCTTCTTCTCTAATATTATCAATACCCCAAGATTTTTCAATTTCTTCTTGTTGATCGATAACACTATTAATATCAAGTTTACCAGATTCTTTCATTTCATTAATTAATGATTTTAATACTTGAGCTTGATCTAAATCATTAAAATCAATCAAAAGTTTAAATCCGTCTACAGCTTTTTCAATTTCATTCTCAGTAATACCGTCACCTTGAGGTCCTACTGCATCTTCTTTAAGATCTTCTTTTTGCAATGGAGCAACATCTTCACAAGACATTGTTTTTTCAATCCAATCTTCAGGAAGTTCACTTTCAAGTCCCAATTCCCTTGCTCTTTTTTTTATCCAAGCTTTTACTTTACTTTCAGGCATATCTGAAGCTCCTACCAATCGAATTGCATCTTTCAAATCTTGAGAATTTCTAATAGGATATTTGCCATTAGACATAGCTTCACCTCTTTCTGCAAGATCCATTCTTTCTTTATGAGAAAAGTAAGTCTTATTGTTTGCTTTTTCAATTTCTTCAGGATGTTGCTTGCAATAAGATTTGAATACTTCTTCTGAAATCTCTCCGTTAAAGAATGCTTTTTGGATTTTGATAAAATTAGAAGGTTTTTGTTCAAAACCAAGAATTTTCTTCAGATTATCTTTCATGTCAAAAATGAATTCATAATCATCTAACTCTGTTCCTGGTTCAATCCAAGCACTTCCAATTTCTTCTTCAGAATCAACAACTACAAAAGCAGGAGTTTCTTCACTTACATGACCTGTAAAATAGTGAATTTCAAAATCCTTACCTGTTGCAACAGCTACTTCAGTAAGGATATCTTCAGGAATGTCTATACCAGTTTCTTCAAGTAATTCTCGTTGTGCTGCAGTACGAAAATCTTCACCAGCATCAACATGTCCTCCAGGAATACACCATTCATCTGTATGATTACCTTGATCTCCTGCTCTTTGAAGAATCAACAATTTCGAACCTCTAAAAAGTAAAACATCTGCATAACGTATCTTACCTGTTTTAGATTTGAGAATATCATTATAAACTGATTTAGAAATTCGTTTGCTTTTGTACATTCTCTTAAAATCATACAAAGATTTTATATCTTTCAAGATATCTGCAATTTCATCTTCGCTTTCAAGTTTCTTCATAGACTTCTCAATAGAAGTTTTCTCTTTATAAACGTCTGAGATATTCTTAACATGATCTGAAATGAATTTCTTATTACGTTCCTCAACTTCCCTTCTATCATCATCACTTAAAATTGAGATACTTTTCAAAACGCTATTTTGCTCTGAAAATTCTGCAGCAAGCTCATCTACTCTTAAAGAGTTTCTATAGGATTTTTCAAGTAATTGTCTATATTCTTGAATTTTATCTTCTTTTGATTGAAGACCTAAAAACTTTTTTATATTCATAGCTATAATATTAATTTCTGTTTAAAATTACAATATATTTTTATATCAATCCCCTTTTATACATATATTATTGATATAAAAGGTAGAATTTTTCTTTATAAACTTTATACTGTACAACGTTTTATTGATAGTATCCATTTTTTCAATTCTATCAACAACAGCATTTTTACCACCAAGATATTTGATTTTTACTCCTTTTTTCAAATCTTTAACTCTAATTCCTTTAGCGCTATTTAAATAGAGAATTGTATCACCTGAAATTCTTTCTAAAACACCTTCTTTGTCTGTATGATAATGAATATCGTAAATATCCTCATCTACAGATGTTAATGATTGTTCTATCGAATAAACTCGATTGTACTTTTTATCACTTGTAATAACTAAATCACCCGGTCTTAAATCCTTTAAGAATTTTTCACCTTCAAATGTTTGAATTTCAACGAAACCTGAATTAAAGCCTTTCATATATCTTCTTTTTTAAACAATAAATTCTTTATCACCAACGTAAATCTTAACCTTACTTTCTCTTTGTATTTTTCTTTTATAATCTTTAGGAGGAATGAATGTCTTTAATTCTTCGTCCCAAACATATCCTTTAGGAATATGACGAAGATTACATCTACAATTTCCTGAAATACATACTTTACCATTTCTTCTTATAAATAAAGTATGATATTTTTCAAGTTCCACATCGCAGATAAAACCTTCATACATTTTAAATGTAGGTTTTACTTTCGAACTTTTGATATATTTAAATCCAAATTTTTCCTCTGATTTGAAATCAAGTGCTACAAGAGAACAATTATAGAGGTCAATCTCTTTAATTAACTCAATACCATTTCTCGTCTTACATACATGAAAATGATTAGGAGTGGTCATTAAATCAATATCTTTATTCTTTCTACAATACATTAATCCCTTGTAAATTTGATTAACGTATCTCGTTGCTTTTACAAATTCAACTTCTCTATTTTCAAGATTCATTGATAAAAAGCTCTCAGTTTGATTTAATTCAGTAAATAACTTCCATCCTTGATCTGTATAAACTTCAGTTTGTTCATCATAACAAAATGGATGTTGCGGTCCTAAAACAGGTTTCCAATCTTTTCTTTTTAATCCTATATTATCACCATTAGCTATAAGATCAATTAATTTGAAAATTCTTGGTTTTGATCCGATACCTTGAGTTGTATAAGCATGAATACAAGAAGAACATGCTTGTTGGTAAACTTCTTTATAAACAAGTGCTTCTGCTCCATAATTCTCCATAATTTGTTGAGCAACACCTATCTGATAAATACCCTGCATTTCTGTCTCAACAATTCTACCCCAATCTCTATTCCAATCTTCAAGTGAATGTCCTATATCACTTACAATACTCTGGATTGATTTCTTCTTAAGAACTCCTTCAATCATTTCTTTCTTGATTGTAGTATGTTCAAGTATTCTTTGTTGTTCAGTAAGTAACTTTATCTCTTCTTGTGATACAGTATTATTTATGATATCCTTCATTCTTGAACCCATACTTTTTATATAAGCGTAAGAACGAGTTGCGGCTGCATTAAGCATAGCTTTCTCAGTATTAGAAAATGTTTTAAACTGTTTTCTTTCTATATACTGAGAAAAGTCACTATAATCTATACTTTGAAGTTGAGACGGTGATAAAACACCTGATAACTTACCAAATAAATAGGCTTGATAATATGGAGAAATTTTTCCTAATTCTTTTCTCCATTCAACGTTATTTCTTTCAAGTAATATTTTATCCTCAGGAGTAAGTTGATTAACTCCAAGAACATCGGCAATGATTTTAGCTAAACGAAAATCAATAATACCAAATAATCTTTGTATTTCGTTAGGAGTGAATATCATTTTATTAATTTCAACATTTCTTCGGTCAATGAATTCATCATATTATTTGTTTGAGTAGCTATCATTACTTGAGCTAATCCTTCATAACCACATTGAACTTTTGGATATCTTATAGGATCTTTAACGTGACGAACAACATTTGATTCTTTAGACATTTGTTGTACTTCAACACCTTTTATTCTTTTAATAAGATGGTTCATAATCATTTACCAAAATTTTTACCAATATAATCAAATGCTGCTGTCATAATAGGATTATCAATTGACTTGTATTTATCAAATGGATTTTCACTCTCATCTTGAGGTACACCTTCTTCATTCATTTCTCCAGGCACTGAACTTCCAAACATTTCTTGTTGCTGTTTTGACGTTTGAACTTGTTGGTAAACCTGATTGAGAATGATATCTTTATCAGGATCAAACTCTCTACCTGAATACTTCTTAAAGATATCCTGCATAGCAACCATACCTGATTCGAGTTTTGTTTTATCAAGATTTACTTGAGTTTCTTCATCTTCAACTTCTATACCTGTAAATACGAATTCATAATCTTCATCGATTTCACTTACAATATATTTTGTAATAATATTTTCAAGGAAAATTAAAATAGGTTTGAGACCTTTCTCTCTACTATGTTGCAATCTTGCTTTTTGACCATCTTGACCAAATAATTGCGCTTGATTTTTGAATGAAAAACCTAATTCAGAAGGATCAATTCTATATACAGAACAAACCATAATAACAAGAAATTGAGCCCATTCTTGATATTCCATTTCACGATTCGATTTGTCCAAATCAATCCATTCAAGATCAATTCCGTTGATGACAGGAGTTCTCTTTGCATTTCTAACGCCCGTCATCATTTGACTCCACGCTTGTCTAAATTCATTCAAATTTGAATCAGATATATTCGCATTCTTAACATTGATAAATCCTTTAGGAGTTGAACCTATTGAGAAGTTATTCATATTGTATTGAATACTCCATAATACACCTGTAATAAGTTCAACTAATATTTCAAGTTCAGATGTGCCATATCCATTCTTTCTAATATCAGAAGATTTATTTCTAATACCAAATCCAAGTTCCCAAGGATAATAAAGTATAGGTTCTTTAGTCGTAGGATTGATGAGAATCTGTTCGTCCCATGTCATACAAAATCTCGGCAAATAACCTTTAAAACGATAATCCTCTAATCGTTCTCTTTGTTTAGGATCGACACTATCTAAAAAACGAATCAAAGATGCGTCTACTGCTCTATATTTTTTGATATTCCATCCTTTATCTCTTACAACCTCAAATGCAAGTTGATCTAAAGTAAGACTATCGAAAGCTATTTTACGAACAAATGTTTGAAAATCGTCAATATTATCCCATTTCTCATTGAATCCACTATTCATCAAAAATTCAACAATCTCTTCGATTTTCTTTTTTTCAGCACTTGAAATTTCTTTCTTTCCTTCTTTAAATAAAGAAGTCTTTTTTCTTATAGTAAATCCTTCTTTTTGATCGTCTTCTGAAAAGTGAAGAAAATTTTGTATTTGTTCAATACGTGTATTGACTATAGAACGAATTATATGAATATTACCCATTCTACGGAGAACTTCAAAAGATAAAATACCTTTTGAATCCTTAAATCCTTTACCATTTCCTGAAAGATCATTAGGGTCGAAAAAGACTGATTGAATTCTTCCTGAATTAGGTGTTATTTCTCCTAAATAGAGGTTTGCTTTCATAATCTCTTCAGGATTATTTGAATTTAAAGATGCTTGTATTTTACTTTGAAATGCATACGGTATTGATTTTTGCAATCTATTTAATTCATCTAACGAAAGGTCAGTCAGGCTATTAAAACCTGACTTTTCCTTTACATTTGTTCTTTTTCTTTTTCCCATTTTATCAACTATTGTGCAGATGCATTAGCTTCTTGCGTTAACGTTACAGTTACTTTTTTATTACCTTCACTCATTGTTACTACAGCTTGACCTGTACGTTGATTAGTTGTTGAATTTGCAGCAGCTACTACAGAATGTTCTGTTGTACCTTTTGTAAATCCATCTCCACTTACTGCTGTAGTATAATTAACAGCAGAAGCTGCTCCAGAATTCTTACCATTTATTTTCTTTTGCTTCTTAGCTGAAACACTAAATGTTTTTGTTTCACCTGCTGCTGTAAAATTTAATGTATCAGGATTTGCGTCTAATGTATATTCATAAGTAACAGCTCCCGCAGCTTGACTCAAGTTGATAGTAGCTGTTTTATTACTTTCATTTTGAGTAATCACTGCACTTCCAGTTCTTTGAGATTCGGTAGTATTTTCTACTGCAACTACATTATTACCTGAACCTTTTGAAAATCCTGCTCCGTTCACAACAAATGAAAATCCAACATCAGTAGGATTACCACTATTTTTACCATTTATTTTCTTTTGCTTCTTAGCTGAAACACTAAATGTTTTTGTTCCGCCTGTATTAACAAAAGATAAGCTTGTAGGATTTGTTGTGATTGTATAATCGTAAGTTATAACAGAAGCATTCTGAGAAAGATTGATAGTAGTTGAATCTTCACTTTCTTGTGAAGAAATAGTAATTGTTCCTGTTCTTTTTGAAGTTCCAGGATTTTCACTGACTGTAACGTTTACACCACTATCAATAATGTCGTAACTAAAACCTACTCCTGCTATTTCTACATCAAATGCAACTTTAATCGGTGAACCCGAAGGTTTATCATTAACCAACTTCTGTTTAGTATGTGTTACATCTACAGTTTTAAGTTCTCCTGTATTAACAAATGTCAATTCTTTAGGATTAACTGTAAAAGAGTAATTGTAACTTACTTTAGAAGCTGCTTGCGTAAGAGAAATATTTAGGATTTTATTACTTTCTTTCTGAGTTATCTTTAAGTTACCATTTCTAACTTGATTTGTAGGATTTTCAGAAATAGTTACAGTACCACCTTTACTTACCGAATAAGGTGAAGTAGTTTCAGAAATAGTTACAGTATCACCTTTACTTACCGAATAAGGTAAAGTAGTTTCAAAAGTAACTTCTAATGCAGTTTGACTTCCTGAAGGTTTACCATTTATATACTTTTGTTTATAGGAAGTAACAACAGCTTCTTCATCGCCTCCTGTATTAGGAAATGATAATTTAGTAGTTTTAGCAGTAAATGTATATCTTATTTCTTCTGTTACATCAATAAGAATTTGAGCTTCTTCATTTAATCCTTCGGGATATGAAATAAGAATAAGAGCATTATTGAAAGCCCATCCTTTTAATGTACCTATATTATATACATGTCCAGGTAAAATCATTATACCTAAGGATTTGAAGTAATCTATATCGCCAACAGTATTTTCTGTAACGAATACATTCAACTGACTGTCTATACCATCAGTAATAACAGTCAGTTGTTTAGATTTATCTTGAGTTGTAAATAAAAGTCTCAACATAAACTTTATTTTTTAGCAGTTAATTCGAATTTTTGAATTCCACTTTCAGCGGTAATAACGACATTCAAATCTTCTTTAGCTCCAAGACCTAAATCTTCTAAAGAAAATGTCATTTCAGTTTCACGTGATTTAAGAATAGCAATCAATCCTTTCTTATCACCACGAATATTTCCATAACGACCTGCTGATTCGTTCAATGTTACAGTATTAAGAAAGTGAATTTCAACTTCTTTTTTAGAAGGAATTGAAGTTCTAATTGTCAAAATACAATCATTGTCATTCCATTCTCCCTCTACACCTACAAGTTCATTCAAACCTTGAGGAGTAATTTCAAGAGTCAGTGCTTTTGTTTTAGCAAAATCAACAAGTTCTTGATGCATTATAGAATGTCCTACTTTCCAAGGAAATCCAAGTTTCAAAAGCTCATTGCTTCCTTCTACTTGTTCTTCAGTAGCACTAACATCACCTGGAGAAACAATTCCTCTTATCTCAGTAATAAACACTCTTTTTTGATCACAACTACCATCAGTTACAACTACTGTATCAATATTCTTATCTTCATCTATAAATCTGTAAAGTCTCATAATTACATTAATTTTAATTTATCAACGAAATCTATTTTTTTAAAATCCCATTTTCATCCCAATCTTTCAAAAATTTTCTTATTCTTTCAGGAATAAAATTAGGATGAACTTTTGCTAAATTTTCTATTATTGAAAATGCTTCACGTATCATTAAAGCCTGGCAAACAAGTGTTCTAAATAAAGTAAACTGATCTTGCGAATTTCCTTGGATTGTAAAAGAGCACATTACATTGCCTACTATGAGAAGAATGCTATAAACAATTAACTTTATAGGTAATCTTGCAAAACCATTACTACTTAAATCCTTCTTCTTAAAATGATACCATATAGAAGTCATTGTGTCTATGACAATAAAAATGACCAACCAATTGAGGAACTCCCAATCATTCCATAAATATTTTTCTATCCAGTCCATAATTGGTGCAATTGGTATAGCTATTATAAAAGGCCAATAATAACTATACAAGTACTTTCTCATATATTTTGAATTAGAAAGGCGAGCCATATCGATTATTCTTTTTTAATCAAGATGTTTACGAAATTTTTTCTTCTTTACGAGCTTCTTCAGCAAGCTTTTTTATAATTTTAGAACTACTCGCACCTAAAGCGTGAGATCCATCCATAGTATAAAGAACAGTTGAAGGATTTTTTACTCCCTTTCCTAAATAAGGAATTACAAATACATCTCCACTTCTTCGAATAGGAAATACTTTGTCATAACGAATACCACTTTCAGAGAGAATCTTTCCAGCATTTTCGTTTACTTTATCCCAAAGTATTTTATTGAAAGTTTTACCTTCGTGTTGAACCTTATTTTCTTTTGAAGAACCATCTGGTGTTTTATCAGCTTCTTGTTTAGCAGCACTACGAGTACCTTTTGTCTTTAATCTCCAACCTTTATCTGTCTTAACGTAAAGTTTACTACCATAGGTTTTCTCTGTACCAATAGGAAGTGCTTTTGCTTTTTCAATTGCATCTTCATCTGCACAATTGATACCAACAATACCTTTCAATATATTCAAAGGAGTCTCTTTGTAACGAAGAGAGGATTTGTCATTTATAGACTTGAAAATACCATCAGGTATTTCTACTGCTTCTACTTGAATAGGTCTATAATAGACAAGACTCTTAGTCAAATCATTCTCAACCACAATTGCTTTTTCAAGCATTTCATATTCTGCTACTGCACAATAAATCTCAAAATCATTCAATTCATTCTTTTGCGCTTTTTCTACTATATCATGTGAAAAAGCGTCAACTTGATTATGAGTGAAAGATTCGAGATTATGTTGTTCAATAAATTTATTGAACTCATCTCTCGTATATTCTCTGATATCCATATAATACGTAATTTTAAATTTATTGCATAAAAGTAATCATAAATTTACGTATCTCAAACGATTACATCAGAATTCTTGCTTTATTCGCGGTCCCATATTTTCTTTGTATTGATTGAACTTTTTCTAAAACATTTAACAAAACGTGATTATATAGTAGAATTTCTTCTATTTCAATCAATTCATCTAACATATCATTCCTATAGAATTCATCTATTATTCTTACGATTTTCCTTGAAATTATTTCATCTCCAATGCAATCTGAATCTATCTTGTATAATTGTGCTTTAACTCTATAATACGCTCTATAACAAGGACTTTTGATAAATTTCAATCTATTTTCAATATTGTTTTTTGCACATTCACCATTATAACCTTTTCTATCGTATATCAATTTCTTACTCTTATGTATAGAATCTATTCTTCGCTCTACTTTAATATGAAAATGTTCAAGCAAAATATTAAGTGCCTCGTTGAGTTCTTTTCTACTATTAGGTGAGAATATTGTCTTTGTTCTTGTTCCTTTATGTTTACGTATTGATTCGTCATTACGAGTTTTATTTCTATATCTAAAATATTTCTTTAATTGTGGTATTCTTTGACTTATTTCTTCGAATTTATGCAGTATATTTCTTACTTTATATATAGTTAATCCTGTTTTTGATGCAATGTATTCTACGCTTTCATAATGTTGGAATTTAGACGCTGTTTTTTCTGCTTTTTCAAATGGATTATCGTTTTCTTTGACAGGTAGGATGTATTTCGTTATTCCGTATTTTGCACTTATAAGACATTCAATTACTTCTAATTCTTCTATACCAAAATGATATAATTCATCTTTAATTTTAAAAGTAGCTCTCATTGAATTAGTAAGGTTATGAAAATAAATTTTATTCTTATAATATTTATAATCACCGTTTTCATCTTTCCATTCACTTTGTTCATCAGGCAAAGGATCTTCTCTTAGGATTTCAACATAGATTTCTCCTTCTTTATTCTTCAATCTTACAAAATTATGAAAATAGATGAACTCTGATAAGATTTTCTTCACCTTATCTATAGATAACATTAACTCGTTAGAAATGAGATTGATTAATTCATTCTTAGAAGAGAATTTTCTGCAAGGATAATCTTCAACCATTCCTGCAACCATCATTAGGATTTTAAAAACTTGCCTTTCGGCTATATTAAATTTTCTTGTTGTCATAATAAATTTATTTTTATTTGAGTGCTGTAAAGATAAATAGAATTCTTCAATCTACAACCTATAAAAAGAAAATCTGAGTAACGCTTTACTCAGATTAATTTCTTTACTTAAAAACAAAAATAAATTTATATGAAAATATATCTAATATATCAAGCCTCGCGGCTTTCTGAGTGTAAAGATACTACCTTTTTTCACATCTACAATCGATAGTGTATAAATCTCTGTCACTCTCATCTATTCTTTATTTTATCTTCAATATCACTATTTATGCAGGTTTGAGAATTCTGAAACCTTATTATATAACATAATTCTATGTAATAGGATTTCTTCTTATCTTTCTTATATTCCTAATAAAGAAGAATAATAGTATTATATCCCCTTATCCTATAAGGGATATAATAGAGTTTAATCTCTCCCAAACCCGCATAAATAGGAGGTTATAACGATAATACCAAGATTAACGCTAAAGCTATAAAGACAACAAACCAAAGAACTGAAAGTTCATTTGATTCTTTTTTCTGAATTTCTTCTTCACTTTCTCGAGAAGATGATGTAGAAGTACGATTTGTTGTTATTCCATCGATTTTCTTTTCACCTACCATATAAAGGCTCAAGAAAGCAATAATTGGGGAAAATACAATTGCAATGAAAATCCAACTTCCTTGATCACGATTTAATCTTTTAGCGTATTGACCTATAGCCCATAATAGAAAGATTAATCCTGCTATACTCCAAAAAGCACAAATTGTAACGAATGAATAGTAATAAGTTGAAAACATAATTTAAATTTTTAATTAGTTAATAAAAAATATACTTGAATTTCTCCTGTTTTTATTTGTTTTATCAAGTCTTTTACATCCTTACTTGCAATACTTGATATTATACTCATATTCTCTTTAAAACCTAATAAATAAGCTCTATGTTTCCTTAAAAGCTTTATTTTAAATCTGTAAGTTTAATTTCACCAAGATTTTTTCCAATTCCCATTCGTTCATATTTTATTATACAAGAACTTTTATATTTGTCAAGATTGGCTTTAATTAGTTTCTTTGCAGGAGTAAGAGAATAAAAGACAAACATATCATCCCATTGTTCAATCTCTCTGTTAGATTTAGTATCTATAAACTTATAACAAACTGGTTCACTAAAACAAATTGTATAAGATTTCATAATTTCTTAATTTTTTAGTTGTTTAACATTATCTCTTCTTTTGATATTGTAAAGGTCCATCTTATTTTGGAGATAACAAACGTTTATCTCCAAAATGATGATAAATTAAGGACTT